GGAAAATTTAAATGAGAGAGAAACTTATTGGATTGAGTTTTATAAAACGAAAGATTTTGGTTTAAATACTACTCGCGGAGGATCTTAATGTTTAGAATTATTGGTAACAGATGTACTGGAAAAACCTATCAACTAATGCAATATGCTAAAGATAATGATGCTATTTTTGTATGTAGCAATCCACGCTCAATGAGAATTAAAGCAGAACAATATGGAATTATTGGACTAAATTGTATTAGTTATTCTGAATTTCTAAAAAGTAGAGATTTGAAGGAAAAATTCGTAATTGATGAAGTAGAGATATTATTGCGATTAATAAATCCTTGTATGGAACTTATTGGATATAATTTAAGTGAGGAATAATATGAAAATTATTAAGCCAGATGTTGAACTGATTACACCTATTGACGGTGAGATAATTCTTAAACGAATTGAACAGTGCGGTAGAGTTTGTTATAAATCTGAAGATAAGATTACAGAAGATAGTGCTGTAAAATTTGTTTAGAATATTATTAAAAGAGGACATGAAGCAGTCCTCGAGCATTGCTCTTTTACTCTTAAATTTATTTGCGATAGAGGTGTTAGCCATGAAATTGTTCGTCATAGATTGGCTGCCTATTGTCAAGAATCTACAAGATATTGCAATTATTCGAAAGACGGGTTCGGAAATGAAATTACTGTTATTGAACCCTGTTTCTTAATCAAGAGCAATCCAGCTTACGATCATTGGTATAATGCCTGCCAAAATGCGGAAGAGGAATATTTTAATATGCTCTCTACTGGATGCACACCCCAAGAAGCAAGAGCAGTTCTACCTAATAGTTTAAAAACAGAAGTAGTTATGACTGCGGATTTGCGGGAATGGCGGCATTTCTTCAAGCTTCGCTGCTCTCCAGCCGCCCATCCGCAAATGAGAGAAGTAGCAATTATTGCACTTAATAAAGTCAAGGAAAAAATCCCTGTAATCTTTGATGATATTGCTCTTGATTGACAATCTTTATTTTATATGTTATTATATTTATATAAAATAAAGAGGAAAATGATATGAACAAATGTGAGACTTTTTTAAATTATTTTGATTGGCTTATAGCTAATTGTAAAGAACCTGTTATTATCCCGGATGAAGTAAAAGAATTTTATGATATTCTTCGTTCACAACAAGACAAGTATATTGATAAACCTCTTTTTACTGAAACTGGATTTCAAATCCTTGAGTATCTTCAAAATAGTAATGCTAAATCTTTAAAAGCAAAAGATATAGCTGATGGGATGGAGATTTCTTCCAGAAAAGTTTCTGGTTCTATTAGAAAGTTAGTTTCTGATGGTTTTGTTGAGAAGTTTGGTTCTAATCCTGTGGTTTATACCCTGACCGAAAAAGGTAAAAATTTTGATATTGAAAAGTATAGAGGAGAGTTAAATAATGAAAAAGAAAATGATTAATGCTACTCATATTGAAGGGTATGTCTATGAGCATAAGCTCGAAAAGAAAGTTTCTGGAGAAAATTCTAAAAATCCTGGAACAGAGTTTATTAACGGTATTTTGAGAATTGCAACCGATGATGAAATGCTCAATGTAGTTGATGTTCATTTTAGTTATGTAACTGAGACTACTAAAAACGGAAAAGCAAATTCTACCTATGGAGTTCTTTTGAATATTATTGAGGGAAAGATTGGCTCTGTAATGGAGCATGGTAAAGAAAACGCAGGAAAGCTCCGTATTGATTCTGCTATTGGTCTAAATGAGTGGTATGATAATAATACTACTGGTCACCCTCTTGTAAGTGTAAAAAGAAATGAGGGTGGGTTTGTCCATGTGACTCAGGAGCTCGCGGAAGAAAAGAATCGTGCAACATTTGATACTGATATGGTTATTACTAATGTAATTCGTACAGAAGCTGATGAAGAGCGCGATTTACCTGAAAAGGTAACTGTAAAAGGGTGTATTTTTGATTTCCGTGGATCTCTGCTTCCTGTTGAATTTAATGTATATACTCCTTATGCACCAGAAAAGGCTCTTGATTATTTTGAGAATCTTGGAGCAACTTCTAGTTCTCCAGTATTTACTAGAGTACAAGGTGTTCAAATTTCTAAGACAGTAATTCGCAAAATTGAAGAAGAAAGTGCTTTTGGTGATACAAAGGTAAAAGAGGTTCGTAACTCTCAGCGAGATTTTGTGATTAACTGGGCACAACCTGAAACTTATGCGTGGGATAGCGAAGAGACTCTTCTTGTTTCTGAACTTAATGAAAAGATGGCGGCTCGCGAAGTTACTCTTGCAGAAATTAAAAAGCGTCAAGACGAGTATCAGGCTACAAAGGGTAACGCACTTAGCGGCACTTCTACTTCCGCTCCTGCAAAGGGAGAATATAAATTCTAAAAAAAGGGAGATTTTCTCCCTTTTTTCCCAATTAATTTTAGAAGGAGCGATTAATAAATGAGTTTATTAGATATTAAACCACATGAGGTATCAAGAGATTTAAGAGGTTATTCAGTATTTTTCTATGGGGATCCAAAGTCTGGCAAAACAACTATTGCTAGTAAGTTTCCAAAAGCGCTACTACTTGCTTTTGAGAAAGGTTATAATGCCTTGCCAGGAGTATATGCTCAACCAATCAATAGTTGGGGTGAATTTAAGAAACTTTTTAGTGAATTAAAAACTCCAGAAGTTCAAGAAAAATTCCAAACTATTGTAATTGATACAGCAGATATTGCATATGGCTATTGTGAGAAGTTTATTTGCGGACGCGAGGCTGTTGATACTATCGGTGATATTCCTTATGGAAAGGGATACGCACTTGTTAGTACAGAATTTGATGAAGCAATTCGTAAAATTCTACAACTTAATTATGGTCTTATTTTGATTTCTCATGCCAAAGTAAAGACAGAAAAAAATGCAAAAGGAGAAGATGTCGCTTCTCAAATTGTACCAACTCTTGATAATAGAGGTAGATTAATTTGTGAGAGAACTTGTGATATTATTGGTTATTCTCGTTCTGTAACCAATGAATCTGGAGGTACAGAAACTCGTCTCTTTATGCGCGGAACTCCGCAATATGTTGCCGGTTCAAGATTTAAGTATGTTCCAGAATCTATTGAATTTACATATGATAATCTTGTAAAAGCAATTTCTGATGCTATTGATAAGCAAGCAGAAGAAACTGGTGGTAAGTATATTACAGATGAGGCAACACAAGTTGTCACAGAAGATGTTACTTATGATTTTGATTATCTAATGACAAGATTTAATGATTTAGTTGGAAATCTTATGTCAGAAAATCAATCCAATGCAGTTAAAATTACTGCTATTGTTGATAAATTTTTAGGTAAAGGGAAAAAAGTTGGAGACTGCACTCCCGAACAGTCTGAACAATTGGATCTAATTATTCATGAATTAGAAGACTTAATTAAGACCTAAATGAAAGGAAGGAGAGTATCAAGGATATTTCTCCTTCCTTGATTTTTTATCTAAAATATGATATTATATTTATATAAGGTTATAAAGAAAGGAGCGTAATGTATGGCGAAACACATGGTAAAATGTTTTTACTGTGGAGAAGTATTTGATGCATCAACCACCCCATACGTTAAACCAAACTCAAGACGTTACGCTCATAAAACTTGTGCGCAAACGGCAGAAGAAAATAAAACTCAAGAAGAAAAAGATAAAGAATTATTAGAAAAATATATAAAGGATTTATTTGGAATTAATTGTATCTCCCCGAAAATTAAAAAACAAATAGAAACCTTTAAAAAAGATAGAAATTATTCATATACAGGAATATATAAAACATTAAAATATTTTTTTGAGATAAAAGGAAATTCTATTGAAAAGGCCAATGGTGGAATTGGTATTGTTCCTTTTGTTTATGATGAAGCATATCTATATTGGAGAGCATTGTGGGAAGCAAGAGAAAGAAATGAGCAGGTAGATATAAAAGAATTTATTTTGCCTGTAAGAGAAGTTCATATAGAGCCTCCTCAGCGACAACCAATGAAACATATACGAAAGCTATTTACTTTCTTAAATGAGGAGGAAACACATGAAGAGTAACTATGTAGATACAGCAGCAATTACTCAAATAATTGGGTGTGTATTTAATAATGCCTCTATTCTCGATGATGCAGATAAATATATAATTCATGAAGATGATTTTCAAGAGGATTTTCACAAAATTATCTTTGGGAGTATCTATAATATTCATCTAACAGGCAGTCAAGTCAATATTGATGCAATTATAGATTATTTAGCGAATAGACCCAAATTTGATGCTATATTTAAACAAAATAAAGGTGTAGATTATCTTCTTGAAGCATCACAAAACGCTCGATAGGATACTTTTAATTACTACTATAATAGATTAAAAAAATTTACTCTATTAAGGGCATATAATAATTTTGGCCTTGATGTAACCTATCTTTACGATCCAAATAATATTCTTGATACTAAAAAGAGACAAATGCAAGAAGATTGGTTAGATAATACAAGTTTAGTTGAAATAGCTCATGCTATTGATGTAAAAATAGATGAAATCAAGAGTAAATATATTGAAGATGATTTAGGATTAGGGTATCAAGCCGGAGACGGAATCGACGATTTAATCAGTGATTTAGAACAACATCCAGAAGTTGGTATTCCTTTATATGGCCCATTGATTAATACAGTAACAAGAGGCGCAAGATTGCGAAAATTTTATTTGCGGTCAGCTGCTACAGGAACTGGAAAAACTAGATCAATGATTGCAGATGCTTGTAATTTTGCGTGTAATGAGATCTATCATGATCAATTTGGCTGGATTAAAAACGGAACTTCTCAACCAACTTTGTTTATCGCGACAGAGCAAGATAAAGGAGAAGTGCAAACTATGATGTTAGCATTTCTTTCTGATGTAAATGAAGAACATATCTTGAATGGCCAATATTTTGATGGAGAAAAGGATCGAGTTCTCAAAGCCGCGGAAATTATTAAAAGAAGTCCGATTTGGATTGAAGAATTGCCGGATTTTTCTTTGCAAGATGTAGAAAATAAGATAAAAAAGAATATCCGTGAACATGAAGTTAAGTATGTTTTATTCGATTATTTACAAACATCTCTCAAGATTTTTGAAGAAATTAGTAAGAAATCTGGCGGAGTTAAATTAAGAGAAGATAATATCTTATTCATGCTTTCCGCAAGATTAAAAGATTTAGCAAATAAATATGGTATATTCATTATGTCTGCAACTCAATTAAATGCAGATTATTAGAATAGTGAAACACCAGATCAAAATTTGTTGCGTGGAGCTAAAAGTATTGCAGATAGAATTGATGTTGGCATGATTCTTCTTGGAGTTACAGATGAAGATTTGGTAAAACTTGATCCAATACTTGATAGCAATAAAAATCTTCTTCGTCCTAATTTAAAATTATCTATTTATAAGAATAGACGAGGATCATATAAAGGAGTTTACCTATGGTGTTCAGCAAATTTAGGTACTTGTCGTATATTACCACAATTCTGTACTAATTGGAGACATGAAATGATTAGTATTGAAGATATTAGAGTAATTGTAGATGAAGGTCCTGCGGCATGGGAAAAATAATTTTGGAGGAATTAATATGAAAAACAATCAATCTTTAGAGTATCGTATGAGTAAAAAAATGTTTAATGCTATGCTTGCCGATAGAAGCGAGACGGAGAAGAAACAAAATCCTAAAGATTATGTTGCAAAAGTAATTAATGAGCAATTTGGTCTTAAAGGAACTGTAACAAATGTTTCCGTATATGATGCTTAATTATGTCACGCTATTATGATAAAGATGAACTAAAAGGAAAATTAGAGTTAGAACAAATTTATGATTTAATTGAAGCATGGGGCGGTGAGCCTGAATATGTAGATGGTGGGCTCATCTCCCAAACTATATGTCATAATCTTCCAGGAGAGGGATCAAGAAAGTTATATTATTACGAAAATACAAAACTTTTTAGATGTTATACTGGATGTATAGATCCTACTTTTGATATATTTGATTTATGTATAAAGGTTAAAAAAAAGCAAGAAGGTAAAAAGTGGGAACTATATAATGCTATGGATTATATAGCTGGATATTTTGGTTTTGATGGAATAGAACTAGAAGATGAAGAACAAGAATTAGAAGATTGGGATATCTTTAAAAGACATAATATTCAGTTACCAAAACCTAAACAGCCTATTTGCTTGAAGGAATATAATCCGATTATTCTTACTCGATTTTCTTATCCTAGAATTGCTGGATGGGAAGCAGAAGGAATCTTACCCGAGGTTAGTAAAAGAAATTTTATTGGGTATTATCCGGGAGGAGGACAAATAACAATTCCTCACTTTGATATTAATAATAGATTAGTAGGAATTAGGGGAAGAACATTATCTTCTGAAGATGCAGAAAGATATGGAAAATATAGACCTCTTATGGTGAACAGACAATTATATAATCATCCTTTAAGTATGAATTTATATAATTTAAACCATAGCAAAGAGAATATAAGAAAAGTAAAAGCTGCAATTATATTTGAATCTGAAAAGAGTTGTCTTATGTATCAGTCTTACTATGGGTACGATAATGATATATCTGTAGCTTGTTGTGGAAGTAGTATATCTAGTTATCATATAGATTTACTTAAATCTTTAGGAGTTAATGAAATCATAGTTGCTTTTGATAGACAATTTGTCGAAATTAGCGATGATGAATTTAAGAGATTGAAAGCAAAGTTAATTCATATATATAACAAATATAGTAAGAATGTACGCATATCTGCTATCTTTGACAAACGAATGATTTTGCCATATAAAGCAAGTCCTATAGACAAGGGACCGCAGATTTTTGAAGAGTTACTAAATGAAAGGATAATTCCTTATGAGTAAAGAGATTTTAAATCTAGTACCTGCTATTAGAGCAATAGAAAAAGAAATAGGAAAATTAGCAGATGATTATAATAAGAGAATACAACCCTATTTTGACAGTTTAGAGAAACTTAGAGAAATTAATCAAGCATGTGAGTACTGTAACGGAACTGGTCATGTTTTAAGATCTAGATCTTGCGCGGAAGATGATAGGCCAGATCCAAACGATCTTAATGACTATATAAAATGTAGAGCTTGCAAAGGAACTGGATTATCACATAATAAGGAGAGTGATTAAAGATTGGAATATTCATTAATTAACCCAAGAAATTAGGATTATAGTGCTTTAGAGTAGGTATTAGTTAACAGAGGTATTAAATATGGTGATATATAGCATTATTTAACAGTATCAGAAAAAGATAATTTATCTCCCTTACTTCTTAATAATATTGAAAGCGCTGCTAAGCTAATTATTAAGCACATTTTAAAAGACGACTCTTATATTTATGTCTAGGTAGATAGCGACTGCGATGGTTACACCTCTTCTGCATTATTGCTAAATTATCTTCATGTGCAGTTTCCCTCTGCAATTAACAAGTTTGTTTATAACTTCCATTCTGGTAAAATTCATGGAATAAAACCAGAATTAATCCCCGATAATATTTCTCTTGTTATTGCACCGGATTCAAGCTCTAACGACTATCAAGAGCATGAAGAATTGGCTAATCGCGGAATTGATGTATTAGTTATAGACCATCACTTAGCTGATAAAATATCTGAATACGCCTGTGTTGTTAATAATCAGTTATGCGATTATCCAACAAAATCGTTATCTGGTGTAGGAGTAGTTTATAAATTGTGTTAGTATATGGATAGTATTTGCGGAACTGCCTATGCGGACAATTACCTTGATATTGTAGCCACCGGTCTTGTAGGAGATATGATGGATATTAGAGATTTTGAAACTCATTATCTTATTCAATAGGGGCTACAGAGGTCAAGTCTCCGCAATCCTTTTATTAAAGGTATGGCTGATAAAAATGCTTACTAGTTAGGCAGAGGAGATTTATCTCCTATTGGAGTAGCGTTTTATATTGTTCCTCTTGTTAATGCCATTACTCGTATGGGTACTCAAGATGAAAAGTAGATTTTATTTGAAAGTATGCTTGAATGGAAAGCATATGATCTTATTCCTTCTACTAAACGAGGATGTAAAGGGCAAGAGGAAACTAGATTAGAGCAAGCATTAAGAGTTTGCACTAATGTTAAGAATCGTTAGACTAGAACTAGAGATGCCGAAGTTGAACAAATAGAGAATATTATTCAAGAAAAAAATCTATTATAGCATAAACTTTTAGTAATTAAACTAGAAGATATGTAGGTTGATAGAGGTATTACTGGTTTAATTGCTAATGAATTAATGAGTAAGTATAAGCGCCCCGTTATTCTCCTATCAAAGACTGTAAACAATGGACAAGATGCTTGGGAAGGATCAGCTAGAGGATACGAAAAGTCTAAATTAAATGATTTTAGACAATTTGTAAGAGATTCAAATTTAGTCTTTTTAGCTGAGGGGCACGCAAATGCTTTTGGCTTTGGCATTTATGAAAAAGATTTTGAAGATTTTATTATATGGTCAGACAATCAATTAAAAGATATAGAATTTTCACCAAGCTATAAGGTAGATTTTATTTACTCTATGCCAGATATTAATTCTAAAGATATATTAGAACTAGGTAATTCTAAGTATCTTTGGGGATAGAATATCGACGAACCGTTAATTGCGGTAGAAAATGTTGCAGTAACAAATGACATGATTAGTCTTATGTCACGAGACAAGAATCCTACTTTGAAGATTCAATTACCAAATGGAGTTACTTGCATCAAGTTTAAATCAAGCGAAGAGGAGCTAGAAGATTTATCTAGCGAATTAGGTTGCGTGAGTATAAATTTGATTGGTAAACCAGAAGTAAATAGATACTTCGGTAGTGTGACACCACAAATTATTATTACAGATTATGAAATTATAAGTAGATAGAAGTATTACTTTTAATGATTGCGCAACCTCTTACTAAAGGAGGAAACAATCACAATGAGACGTTTTATGAGTATTATACTAAGTTTAATCATTTTATTATCTATAATGTGTAGTTGCAACAGCCCATTTATTTCTGTTGCATCAGCATATTCAGTTCAGTATAACAGCAATACAAGTTATACCTATAATGATTTAGATACATTGATTGAGCTTATTGCGGAACAAATTTCTAACATGAATGCCGCACATCAAATGGCTGATGCCGCTAGGCAATTAGGTTATTCTGAAAACCATGATGTTATTGAGTTAGCCGTAAATGAATATGATAAAGCTAATGAATTAAGACAATCCTATCAAAACGTATATGATAACCTCATGGAACACTGGCATCAAAAGGAGAAAGAGTACCCGGTAGCAACATATATATGGAGCTATTTCAAAGACCTAGGTTATAATAATCAAGTGTGTGCTGGAATACTTGGTAATATAATGACTGAAGTTGGTGGTAATACCTTGAACATTCAATATGAATTAGGTAATTCTTCATATTATGGGATGTGTCAATGGAATAAGGCGTATTCTGAGGTTTGGGGAGCCTCATTAGAAGAGCAATGCAATTATTTGGAAAATACTATTGAATATGAATTTAATACATTTGGTCATGCCTATAAGAGAGGGTTTGATTACGAAGATTTTCTAAATATGACAAGTATAACTGATGCTGCTTTAGCGTTCGCGAAATGCTATGAAAGATGCGGTTCTGGAAGTTATACAGTACGACAAAATAATGCGATAATCGCATATAATTATTTTGTAAGTTAAAATAAAATATCTGCGGGCTGGCCGGAACCTAGACGACCGTCCGCAGAAACTAAAATTGGTTTTACTATTTTTTGAGGTAAAATATGGAAGAATTAAAACAAACTATAAAATTTTTAGATTCTATTCAAATAGATAAGTATATAATAGGTTATATGGATATACATGATATTATGGATAGAATAGAAGATGATTATGGTGCATTTTTAGAAGATCATCCTATTTTTGAAGGATATGTTTTTAATTGGATGACTTCTGATGAATTTGCTGATTATTTAAGGAAAAAGGGTTATAGAGTTCAAGAAAATATTAGTTATGAGGTTTGGAAAAATGGAATTAACTCGTAAACAAGAGGAAGGATTGCGCATTGCAATAGATAGATATAATCACAACGAGCCCTATACTGTAATAGCGGGTTACGCAGGTACTGGAAAAAGTACCTTGATTAATTTTATTATAGCAGCTCTTGAGGTAGATCCAGAAGAAGAAGTTGCATATATTACTTTTACAGGAAAAGCCTCAGAGGTATTGCGAGAAAAAGGTTGCCATAATGCTATGACCGCGCATAAATTGTTATATTATAGTAAGCAAATGCCAAATGGTAAATTTTTCTATAAACCAAGGACTGTTCTTGAAAAGCCTTATAGAGTAATTGTTGTAGATGAAGTAAGTATGCTTCCTAAAGATATGTGGGATTTGCTTTTAAGTCATAATATCTATGTAATAGCTTGCGGAGATCCTTTTCAGATTCCTCCAATAGATAAGAAACAAGATAATCATATTTTGGATAATCCGCATATTTTTCTTGATGAAGTAATGCGTCAAGCAAAAGAAAGTGATATTATTTGCCTTAGCATGGATATTAGAGAAGGAAAGAGATTATCTCCTTTTAGCGGTCATGACGCTCAAGTTTTTAAGAAAAATGATCTGTGCGATGGAATGTATTTTTGGGCAGACTAGATTCTTGTATCTACCAATAAAAGTAGGTATGATATTAATTCTTATATTAGAGATGATTTAGGTAGAGGATTTGAGCCAGAAATAGACGATAAGATTATTTGTTTGCGGAACTGTTGGGATACTTGCTCTGAAAAACATGAAAATCCACTCATAAATGGCTCTGTTGGATATATTAAAACTAAAAGAATGGAATCTATTGATTATATCCTCGCTGGAAAGTTAGTATCTGCCCCTGTTTTATTTGCAGATATTGAAACAACAAATGATACATATAGAGAAGTTGGTATTGACTATACCGCTTTAACTACTGGAGAAAAGTTTTTTACTCCTCAACAAGAATATTTAATTAGGAGAAATAAGGAAAATCCAGATCTCCCTATTGAGTTTAATTTTGGCTATGCAATTACTGGACATAGAGCGCAAGGTTCACAATGGGATAAGGTTTTAGTATTAGAAGAATCATTTCCATTTGATAAAATTGAACACGCTAGATGGATATATACTACAGTTACAAGGGCCATTGAAAAACTTACATTGATATTAAAGAATTAATATGCTATAATGTAAGTATAAAGAAAATAAGAGAGGTATAATTATGGGTATGTACTTTAACAATCATGCGCATACGGAGTTTAGTAACTTGCGTTTGCTAGATTGTATAAATAAACCTGAGGCACTGATTGATAAAGCTATTGAAGTCGGATTGACGGGAATTGCTATCACAGACCACGAAAGCCTTTCGGCGCATATGAGAGTAAATAAATATGCAAAGAAAATTAGGGAACAAAATCCCGATTTTACGATTGCATTAGGAAATGAGATTTATTTAACTGATACAAGAGATTTAGGACAAAAGTATTATCACTTTATCCTAATCGCGAAAGATAAAGAAGGATATAGAGGACTAAAGGAGTTATCCTCTATTGCTTGGATGAATGGATATTATGACCGTAGAATGGAACGCGTTCCTTTGCTTAAATCTGAGCTTAAAGATGTAATGTAGAGATTTAAGGGTCATATTATTGGGACTACTGCTTGTATTGGTGGAGAACTTGGTAGTTCCATTTTAAATCTTCATAATTGTGAAGAAATTAAAGATGAAATTAACGCACAGAGATACCATAATCAAATTGTTGATTTTATGACATTCTGCATTGATGTATTTGGTAAAGATGATTTTTACATTGAATGTGCTCCCGCTTCTTATCCAGATCAAATTATCGCAAATAAAAGAATGTTAAGTATCTCTGAGGCTTTTAATATAAATATGTGTATTGGAACAGATGCGCATTACTTAACAAAAGAAGATAGATATGTTCATAAAGCGTATCTTAATTCTAAAGGTGGAGAACGAGAGGTTGATAGTTTCTATGAGTTTACTCATTTGATGGATGAACAAGAAACTAGAGAACTTCTTAGATTAAGCTATGACGAAGGCATAATTGATTGGATTTTTAAATGCTCAAACGAAATGAAAGATAAAATTGAATTTTATTCTCTTGAACGTCATCAATCAATTCCAGAAGTAGAAGTAACAGATTATAAAAAAGGGTTTGTACCATATCAGTGGGAAGATAAATATCCTGTTCTATCTAGTTTGATTTGGAGCGATAATATTCAAGAAAGATATTGGGTAAATGAATGTATTATTGCTTTGCAGAAAAAAGGTTTATTTAATGATCCTAGATATCTTGAAAGATTAGAAGAAGAAGCAAGAGTAAAGAGAGTGATTGGAGAAAAACTAGGAACTTGTATGTTCGCATATCCAAATACTCTAAAACACTATGTAGATTTGTTCTGGAATTGCGGAAGTACCGTAGGCGCGGGGCGAGGATCAGCTTGTGCTGCTTTGAACCATTATCTTCTTGGAATCACTCAACTAGATCCGATTGAATGGGATCTTCCTTTCTGGCGCTATATTAACGATGAAAGAACTGAACTTGGTGATATTGATCTAGATTTGGCACCATCAAAGATTCAAAAGATTTTCGCGGAGATTAGAAAAGAACGAGGAGAACTTGGCTTAGTACAAGTTTGTACTTTTGGCACAGAAGGAACTAAATCTGCGATTTTAACAGCCTGTCGAGGCTATCGTTCAGAAGATTATCCTGACGGGATTGATGTAGATATGGCTCAATATATGAGTTCTCTTATTCCACAAGAAAGAGGTTTTCTATGGCCCATTGAGGATGTGGTTAATGGTAATCCAGAAAAAGGTCGCAAATCTGTTTCAGTTTTTGTGAATACTGTGAATCAGTATCCTGGATTACTAGATATTATTACTAGAATTCAAGGACTAGTAAATAAACGTTCGAGTCACGCTTCTGGGGTAATCTTATTTGATCAAAATATTTTTGATACAGCCGCGGTAATGAGAACTCCAAAAGGAGCATTAATTACTCAATGGGATCTTCATGATCAAGAAGCCGCTGGATCTGTCAAGTACGATTTCTTGCTTACAGCAGTACAGGATATTATTATTCAAACTATTGAGCTATTGCAAAAAGATGGCGCTATTGAAAAAGATTTAACATTGCGTGAAGTCTATAATAAATACCTTCATCCATCTGTCCTCCCGCAAGACGATAAAAAAATGTGGGATGCTCTTGCCAATGGAGATGTTCTTGGCTGTTTCCAATTTGATTCTAGTGTTGGCGCTCAAGCAGCAAAAAAGATTAAGCCTCAAAATCCGCACGAAATGGCGGACGCTAATGGATTGATGAGACTAATGACTGCGGAAAAGGGTGCAGAAACTCCAATGGAGAAGTATGTTCGTTTTAAAAATAATATTTCTCTTTGGTATAAAGAAATGGATCAGCAGGGTTTAACAAAAGAAGAACAAAAAATTCTTGAACCTCATTTCTTACGTTCTTATGGTGTGCCTCCCAGCCAAGAACAAATGATGACTATGCTTCAAGACCCAAATATTTGCGGATTTACGTTAGCTGAAGCTAATACTGCAAGAAAAATAGTTGGTAAGAAGCAAATGAACAAAATTCCAGAATTAAGAGAAAAAGTTTTAAATTCTGCAAAGTCTCCAGCATTAGGGCAATATGTATGGAATTATGGCATCGGCCCGCAAATGGGCTATAGTTTCTCTATTATCCATGCTCTTGCTTATAGCTTTATTGGTATGCAAACTCTTTATCTTGCTACCCATTTTAATCCAGTATATTGGAATACAGCATATCTTATTGTCAATAGCGGTGCCATTAATGAAGAAGAAGGAGAACAATCAGATTATACCAAGATTGCTAAAGCCATTGGAGAAATTCGTAATGCTGGTATAAAAGTGTCTTTGGTTGACATTAATCATTCTGATTTTGGTTTTAAACCAGATGTTGAACATAATCAAATCTTGTTTGGTTTAAAAGGGTTATCTAATGTAAACAATGATTTAATTAAAACCATTGTTGATAATCGCCCCTATGTATCTTTAATTGATTTCTTTAATAAAGTACATCCAAATAAACAAGCAATGATTTCTTTAATTAAGGGCGGAGGATTTGATCAGTTTCATCCTAGGATGGAAGCAATGATTCAATATATATGGATTACCTGTGATAAAAAGAAAAGAATTACTTTACAAAATCTACCTGGGTTAATGAGATATAATCTCATTCCTGATGATGAAAAATTTGTAATGCCCAAAAGAGTTTACGAATTTAATAGATATTTAAAGGCAGAATGTAAAGACCCATATAATGCAGGTAAGTATAAGCTAGATGAAAGAGCAATAACTTTCTTAGTTGAAATTGATTGCGAAAAACTGCTTGAAACAGACAATTTAGTTTGGTATATTGATATAAAATCTTGGGATAAGGTTTATCAAAGTTACATGGATGTATTTAGAGCATGGATTGCAGAAAACAAAGAAAAGATTTTAGATGATTTAAATACTGCAATCTTTATGGAAGATTGGAAGAAATATGCTTCTGGTAATATTTCTTCTTGGGAAATGGAATCTTTGTGCTTTTATTATCATGGCCATGAATTATCCAATATCAATAATAGTAAGTATGGTTTTGTAGACTTCTTTAGTTTACCAGAAGAACCTCAAGTAGATAAGGTATTTAAAAAAGGTGCTTCATTAATTCCTATCTATAAGCTGTATAAGATTTGCGGAACTTGTATTGCAAAAAATAAAGTAAAAAGCACGGTATATCTTCTTACCGCTACTGGAATTGTAGCAGTTAAGTTTAGACAAGAATACTTCGCGTTGTTTGATAAGCAAACTTTCCAAAGAAACAAAGATGGCACAAAAAAGGTCATAGAAAAATCATGGTTTAATAGAGGTAATATGATTGTTGTTCAGGGAATTAGACGCGGAGATGAATTTGTAACAAAGAAATATGCAAGTTCTGGAGGTCATCAACTTTATCACATTGATGAAATTGTCAATGGTACAGACTTAATTTTAAGAAGTGAAAGAAAACAAGGAGAAGAAGAGGATGAAGATAGTAGCGTTAATGGGTGAAGCAGGAAGTGGGAAGGATACTATTCTCCATAGTATTATGGAGAAATATCCTTCTTATTTCAATGAAATTATCAGTTGTACTACACGCCCTCCGCGAGAAGGAGAAAAAGAAGGAGTTAATTATTATTTTCTATCTATTGATGAATTTACAAAAAAAGTTCTTAATGGAGATATGCTAGAAGCAACAGAATTTAATGATTGGCATTATGGTACAGATAGAGAAAGTCTAACAATAGACAAAATAAATATAGGGGTCTTTAACCCTGAAGGAGTAAGATGTCTACAAGAATATGACAATATTGAGCTTTATGTATTTTATGTGCGGGCCGCAGGTAAATAGAGATTATTAAGATAGTTAAATAGAGAAGAAAATCCTGACGTAAATGAAATTATTAGAAGATACAAAGCAGATGCGGAGGACTTTTATTTCCTTGATGATATAAAATATAAAACTCTTAAAAACGACACCTTAGAAGATATTGATGTCGCCGTTGATACTATATTTGGACAATTTTATTAAACAATTATATCTTAAATCACAATATATAGTGTTCAACTAAAAATTTTATACAAGGAGTTGTTATATATGCTTCAAGTAAGAAAGAGAAGTGGTATTTTAGTACCTTTTGATAAAGAGCGTATTATTAATGCCATAAATAAGGCATTTATAGAGGTAGATGGAAAATTATATGAAAACGATACTGCGGAAGATATTGCAGATGAAATTAAATATACAGCAAAGACTTCTGATGATATAATTTCTGTCGAAAAAATTCAGGATATGGTTGAAGATTATCTTATGAAATCTGAACGTAGAGATGTAGCTAAAGAATATATTAGATATAGATATAAAAGAGAAATTGCAAGAAATGGATAGGATGATTTTATTAAAGCCTTTTCTGCAAAATTGCAAGGTTCTGATATTGAAAATCAAAATGCAAACGTCGATGAAATGTCATTTGGTGGACGAGTTGGGGCAGCCTCAGATTTACAGATGAAAAAATATGCTCTTGATTACTTAGTTTCTAGTAAATCTAGAGCTAATCATGAAAATAATGAGATTTACATTCATGATTTAAATGCTTATGCCGTAGGTATGCACAACTGTCTTTCTATTCCTTTCGATGATTTACTTGCAAAAGGATTTAATACTAGACAAACTGATGTACGCCCAGCTGGTTCTGTAAATACCGCTTTCCAACTCGTTGCAGTTATTTTCCAACTACAAAGTTTACAACAATTTGGTGGAGTATCTGCTACTCACTTAGATTGGACTATGGTTCCATATGTACGAAAGAGTTTCTATAAACATTATATAGATGGATTAACATATGTTGAACAAGTCATTAGCATGGATGATAGATTAAGTAATCAATTATCCATTGAAGATTCTATTTATAAGGAATTTAAAAACGCATATTCATATGCTATTGCCATGACAGAAAAAGAAGTTCATCAAGCGGTTGAGGGTATGTATCATAATCTAAATACTCTTCAATCTCGTTCTGGTAATCAACTTCCATTTACTTCTATTAATTATGGAACTTGTACTCTTCCAGAAGGAAGAATGGTGACTAAAGCTCTTCTTGAAGTTTCTATTGAAGGACTTGGCAGACTTCATAAAACTTCAATTTTCCCTTGTGGAATTTTCCAGTGTATGAAAGGCGTAAACAGAAAACCTGGAGACCCCAATTATGATTTGTTTAGATTGGCATTAAAGTCTACCGCTACTAGATTATATCCTAACTATGCTAATGTAGATTGGTCTGGTAATGCTGGTTATGATGTAAATGATCCAAGTACATATTTCTCTACAATGGGATGTAGAACTGCTAACGGGTTTGATATTAATGGCTTAAAGCAATAGAAAGATGGTAGAGGAAATATTTGTCCTGTTACTATTATAATGCCAACAATAGCTATGGAAGCTGTCACTTTAGATAACAATGATAATTGGAATGAAATTAAAAATTTGTCTCAAGAAGAAAGAACCCAAATTGGTATTGAAAGATTTATGAAACTTTTAAATATTAAAATTGAAGAAGCAAAAGATATGCTTCTTGAAAGATTTGAATACATTTGCGCGCAACCTGCGGATTCAGCAAAATTCATGTATGAGAATGGCTTAATGGCTGGATATGATGGAATTTCTACTCGAAGCGCTTTACAACATGGTACGTTGAGTCTTGGACAAATTGGATTAGCAGAAACTTTACAAATTCTTATTGGGTGTGACCATACCGAACCAGAGGGTATGAAATTAGCAAAAAGAATAGAGCAGTTATTCAAAGATAGATGCGCAGAGTATAAAGAAAAATATAGGCTTAATTTTGGAGTATATTATACTCCAGCCGAGAATCTTTGCTATACCTCTCTTAAAAAATTCCGTGATAAGTATGGTATTATTCCTAATGTAAGCGATAGAGAATTCTTTACTAACTCTATGCACGTACCAGTATGGCATCAAATCTCTCCATTTGATAAAATTGATATTGAAAGTCAATTAACTGGATATTCTTCTGCTGGTTGTATTACTTATGTTGAACTGGATACTGGTATGGAGAAGAATATTGATGCTATGGAAACATTAGTAAATTATGCTATGGACAAAGATATTCCATACTTTGCAATAAATGTTCCATGTGACACCTGTCTGAATTGTGGATATACTGGCGAATTTAATGATAAATGTCCTCAATGTGGTAGTAAGGAGATTCAGCAGTTAAGAAGGGTAACGGGTTATTTAACTGGCAACTATAAGACTGCTTTTAATAAAGGAAAACAAGATGAAGTAAATAATAGAGTTAAACACGTGGGGTATATGGAATGAAATACGCAGGTATTATAAAGAATGATTTCGCCGCTGCTCCTGGAGTATCCTTGAGTTTCTTTACTCAAGGATGCCCCCATAAATGTAAAGGGTGTCATAATCAAGAGACTTGGGATTTTGATGGTGGAAAAGAATTTACTCATGAAATTCTTAATTCAATCTTAGAAGGACTCACTGCGAATGGAGTTAAAAGAACTTTATGCGTTATGGGTGGCGAGCCACTATGTCCAGAAAATACATTTCTAACCCATCTAGTAATACAAACCGCAAAAGAAACAATTCCTGATTTAAAAGTTTATTTATGGACTGGATATTTATATGAAAATTTAAAAAATTCAACAGATACAGTTATTTAGAATATACTTCAATTAGTTGATGTGCTAATTGATGGGCCGTATATTGAACATGAAAGAGATATTACGGAACCTCTTAGAGGAAGCCGCAATCAAAAAATAATTTATCTAAAATGAACTTTGTAAAGAGTATTTTAGGAGGATTAATGATAGCAATAGCTAGCTATATCTACTTATCTGTTGGAGGTATAGTTGGAGCTATTATGTTTTCCATTGGCCTACTGACTATATTAAATATGTAGTTTAAATTATTTACAGGTTCAGTTGGTTATATCAAGAGCAAAAATGATATAAAAGATAACTTCATTATTTTAATAGGAAATATTATTGGGGCGTGCGGGATCTTAGCCTTTCCGCACGCAGCTGCTCTATCTCTAGTCTCTGCTAAGATCGCAATCCCACTATATTTAGTTTTCTTAAAGGGGATGGTTTGTGGTATATTTATATATTCGGCAGTATCCTCGTTTAAAAGAAATAAAGATTATATGGTGCCAGTCTGCGTAACAGGTTTTATATTATTCGGCGGAGAACACTGTATTGCAGATCTTTGTTACACTTTGGCCGCAGGTGTGCTTTCTATTGATGTAATATTATTTTTAATAGTAGTTACAATAGGCAATGCTATTGGTGCAATTATTGTTGACAGAATAAAATAATTATGATATTATATTAAAAGAAATGGAGGACTAGATATGACTTTATACGAGCTAAATCAAGCGGGATATGCCTCCCTTCCAAAAATGACAAAGGCTGAATTAGAGAAAGCTAAAGGAAATATTATCACATTCTTAGATTCCAATGATTCTAGATATTATATGATGCTTAATCACGATAATAAATATTTTACTTTATTTACCTATGAAAATGATGTAAATAAAAATAAAATGGCAAGCGAGATTATTTCTGTTTCTAAGACACTTGGAGAAATCAAGGCAATAGAGATAAATGGAAATATTGTAGAAATTTGGATTTTACATGGAGAGAAATGTGATATGTATGCGTTCTTTGATTATACAAAAGGGGTGATATAGGTATGACAAATGCTATTATTGTAAATTATGATCCATTTGCTATGGAATCTGCTGTATATGTTGTTGATGATGGACTACAAAAACAAATGAAAGTATGCTCTGATATTAATGGATTAGCTGAAGCGCTTGTAGGAATTGCTTATGGAAATGGAATATATAGTATACAAGTTCATGCTCCTTTTGCAATAACAGGAGAAATCAATAAACTTGTAAATGATTTGGAAAAAAATATGTATTCAAATAGTAAAATTACAGTTGAGGGAATTTAATATGTTTTATAATTTAAAGTCTACAAATACTTATAGGGTGCCTACTGTAGAAGATGCTCTTAGATTGCGCAAATGGTTAGAAAAAACCTCGGTAGGAGAATTAACTTCATTTAAATACACTACTAAATATATTAAGCAAAAAGGTGAAATAGTTGAAGAGTATCAACTCGTCACCGCTACTATTACTATTGACAACGAGAAAGAACCAGAAGGCATTATGCCAATTACCATTACGGAGGAATAATATGAGTGTATATTTTGAGAAAGTAAGTCGCTTTAGTGACATTGATCTACCTATTCCAACCCGCGCGACCGCCAATTCCGCAGGTTATGATTTCGTAGTCGCAGAGGATACAGTTCTACCTCCAATGAATTTTTTAACTTCTAAAATTCAAGACCATATTTTTGAAAAAGATAGTGACAAGGATTTTTATGGATTTGTGAGCCCTTTTACTCTTGATGATATGGCTAATCTTACTAAAGAATTAAAGTCTAAGATTACTCTTGTATCAACAGGAATGAAATGTCATTTAAATCCTGGTCAATATCTTGAATTAAGTGTTCGTAGTTCCACTCCTCTTAAACATTGGATTATTTGCGGAAATAGCGTTGGTATTATTGATGCCGATTATTGTGATAATCCAGATAATGAAGGAGAGATCTTTTTCCAGCTTGTTAATTTATCTCCTTTTGCTATTCAGTTAAAGCGTGGAGATAAAATTGGACAAGGAATTATTAAGAGTTATCAAATTACTGATGACGATAATGCAACTGGAGAAAGACTTGGTGGATTCGGAAGCACATCTAAATGAGTAATCTATTATCACTCGATTAGAGTTCGAAGATTACCGGGTATGCGGTCTTTGAAGATAATAAGTTAAAAACTTTTGGTAAATTTGCTGTTGAAGATAATAATATAGATACTAGATTAGTAAAAATAAGATAGAAGATTAAAGATCTTATTGAATAGTATCATATAGATGAAGTAGTTTTTGAAGATATATAGTAGTAGAATAATATTTCTAATAATGTTTAGACTTTTAAGATTTTAGCAGAAGTATATGGGGTAGTTTCTGAATTACTAGAACAAGAAAAAATTCCCCATTCTTCTATTTTAGCAGTAACATGGAAATCTTTATTGGGTATAAAAGGAAAAACTCGACCAGAGTAGAAAAAAAATGCTCAGAATTATGTTTTTTATAATTATGGGAAAAAACCCACACAGGATGAAAGTGACGCTGTTTGTATCGGCCTTGCGCATATTAAATAGCATCAATGCGCTTGGTAATATTGGTCTAAATAAAAAAATCCTCCTTTCTTAACTTTAAAATAATTTGAGAAGTTAAGAAAGGAGGATTTTATGTTTGCTTTTATTACAGAACATATAGTAGAAATTCTTTTTGGTCTAATCTCCGCCGGAGCGTTGGCTTTTTGTAGATACTTATATAAATAGTTAATGGCATATAAAAAAATGTTATAGGAAAAAGAAAATAATGATATAGTAGAACTTATTGACGAAAAATTAAAACCAATAGTAGAAGATATTGAAGAATTAAGAACATATATACGGAAAATAGAAGATAAAGAAAGACAAGATTTAACATTAATTATAGCTTCATATAGATTCAGACTTGTTTAGCTATGTAAAATATATATAAAGCAAGGATATATGACTCAAGATTAGTATGATCAACTAACAGAATTTTACAAACTATATCATTCTTTAGGTGGTAATGGACAAGCTAAAGAATATTATGAGAAAACCATGGAGTTAGAAATTAGATCAGAATAAAAAAAATGGGGAACTCACTTGAGTTCCCCATCCTTCTTTAAGCGATTAAAAATAGAATTAGTCATATTTATTATTTCCTAGCCATATGTAGCAATTAAATCAGCTAGTAATTCTTCTTGTTCGATAGACAATTCTATTCCATAACTAAACATTGCAGCGTGCGTTAACTCATGACATAAAACTTTTTTCATCATTAATGGAGATAATTCTCCATTAATATAAATACCTTTAGTTTCATTATCACAAGCTCCTATCGTTAACTGTCCATCGCTTCTAATTAACATAGGATGAATTGGAGAAGTTAAAAATAATTTCCATCCTTCTCCATTAATATTAAACATGGTTTAAAGAAGATATTTTTGTAGCAAGAGCAGAAATTTTCTTTTCTAATAACTGTCTTTCTTCTGGGCTTGCGTCATCAATCATTTCAACTAAATCTTCGCTTAATTCTTTCATGTATTTGTCTAATTCTTTCATCTTTATTTCTTTATCTTTATGAAGCTCTTTTGATTCCATATACATCCGACGCATCATAGGACTACGACCTTCGCGAGAATCTCTTAAATCCATTGGAAATTCTTTCTCGTTATAATATATTGGTCTATCTCCATAGTTTCTGCGGCTATCCTACATATCTCCTCTATCTGATTCAGTATATCTCCCTTGAGAATCTCTTGAACGAGGATAGTACATTCTACCCCATTCATTTCTGTCCATATCTCTATCGGGTAAATAATATGGAGGAGTGATTGGAATGTAATACTTTCTATGTTCTTCATCTTTCTCTTCCATTGCTTTTACAATAGAACAGTAGTACATTGCCTGCTCTAAATCTTTTATCATATCAATAGCCTCGCCTAATTCATGAGTGTCTACATTATGAATATCACTTAGCTATGATTGAACACACCCAATAAGAGTTTCTTTCATATGTTTAAGTCTTTCCATAATTAAGCCACCCTTTCAATAATTAAATTTGCATTTTGGACGTCAATAGTCTGAGTAGAAACATTTTTTACTGCAATTTCAAAGCAACATCCTCTTGGCACATCAATAAATATAGAACTTGCTACATTATTATAATCTCCTACCGCCGCTGGAGTAGAAATCATAGTAGTAGAAGCTACACCTTCTCCATTGATAGCAATAGCTAAAGAAATTGGGCCTGCTGTTCCACCTGCGGCGATTGCAATATTACCGCTAAAATGAGCTTTATATCTAGCTCTGCATTGAGTAGATGTATTACCTTTTAGTGTTACTAGTCCACTTCCAACGCGATGTAGTAGGCTGTTGGAACAGCCTACTACCGCATCGGTAAAAAGGACATTTTGATTAGCTTGTACTGTTTGTACGGCATTCGCAATAATTTCCATTGAACCAAATCTCTCCTTTTAATTTAAATCAGCATCCGCAACTATTCATGCTATAGCAACAGTTGGGGTTTGGTACTACGTAAGCGGGAATTGGATTATCACGTCCTAATCTACGGATAAGCTCCGCAGTTTGAGCTTCTTGGTTAGCTGTAATAAAGTTATTTTGAGCCTGTTGAGAAGCAGCGAGACGAAGAGCTTGATTCTCGTTTTGCAAATCAGAGATTTTCTCCTGGCAGAGATAATCAAGAATTGCACGAGTTCCAGCATTTTGGCTATCAATAATATCACGAGTATTATTGGCCATAGAAGTCTGAAGCGCATTAGTATTAGTCGCTAGATTGTAGTTAACGTCGGCAAAACCTCTCTCAATCTGACGACCAGTCTCGCAGCAGCAATCTGCAATTTGGCGAGAAATAGCATTTTGATTTGTGAGATTATCAAAACTTGCTTGCTGAATTGCAGATTTTGTATCACAGCAACAGTTAGAAAGCTGTGTAGCTAAAGCATTTTGACCCTGCATTAAAGCTACATTAGTGCTATTGAAACCTTGCTGTGTCTGATATCCAAGATTGCATACTGCGTTGTCTACTCCATGGAAACCATTTGTTAAAGCATTATTTAAAGCATATGTGCTATCGCAGATTCCCTACTGGATAGAATTAATTCCAGACTGTAGATTTTGGAAAGCAAAACCTTCATTAATGTCTGCGCGAGTTGCCCAACCTTGACCAGAAGGAGAACCCAGACCATTACTGTTGGCTCCATATCCACCAAAACCGCCAAATCCATTTCCCCATCCAGAGAAGCAGAATAAGAATAGAATTATAATCCACCAAGCTCCTCCGTCGTTCCAAATTCCGCCATTGTTACGATCATTGCCACCTGTAGCAGCAGCAATATCAGCTAAAGAGTATCCATTGTTAGAATTGAACATTTAAGTTCCTCCTTTAAGAAAATTATTAAAGGCCGAGCATTTTCTTAAAGTCAGCAAACTCCTTGTCATAATTTAATCCTCTTTGGGATAAAAGATTTCTAGCTATTTGTTCAATCTCTTCGGTTTTATTCTATTTGGCAAGATCTAACAAATTAGCTCCAAACGGATTATTCCCCATCTAACTTTCTAATATATTTAGAGTTAGCTATTGAGGATTCTATCCATTCCTAATCATTTGAATTAACTACATTGGATTCATTTTATCGGCTCCTTAAAAATCTAATTTTGGCTTTGATTCCTGCTATTGCGCTGTAGGCTATTTATTTGCCTATGGCGCAATTTTTTCTTTTAATTGAGCAAGTACGGTTTCAAATTCTTCTCTAGTAACAAACTAAGAAGGATTGACAACTGTTTCAATCGGAATATTTTTTAATTCATAAACATTAAGTGTTGAAGTTCCATCTAAATTTATCTATTTTGTATATATTTTTTTATTAGCTAAATCAGGAAAGAAAAATACAGAACCATCAAAGTCAATGCTAGTTGCCTTTACTTCTTCTATTGAAGAAACTGGGCGACCTTTAATTCCAATCTAGGGCTATTCCACATAAGGCATTCTTTGTTGCGGAGCATAAGGGATTGCCGCATACTAAGGCTGCTATTGTTGTGGTATATAGTATGGATAATTAACTGCCATAGTTTTACCTCCTTTAAAATATTCCCTTGGCCTTTCATTATTATATAAAATTTTGACAAAGATAATTTTACTATTTTGCCAAAATTTTTGCCAATTTTAGTATAAAAATATAATGGGGCATAGTAACCCCATTATATCATGATGCTCTATTTTCATTAACCGCGGCTTCAATGAGATTAGTTAGGTAAGTATTTAAGTCGCCAGTTGTCTCAATAATATATTGTTTTGCATCAGATGATAAGATCTCTAATACAGATTCCATAGTCTTATCAAATGCAATTTTTTGAGCCTCAGCATCAAAAGCACCTTGTTCTTTTAAGCTATTAACATAAGTCTGATTTGTAGCTATTACACATTTAGTAATAGTATCAAATATCATAGTGGTGTATTTCTAAGCTGTTTCATTCTCTGTCTTAGAATTTAACTCATCTCGTTTAGCAGAGAGGAAATCTACGAGATATTTTGTTAAAATACCAAGCAGAGGAAGAATACAAAGCTAGAATATTTGAATAACAATTTCAGGCATATTAATTCCTCCTTTATATTATATATAAAACAATAGGAAGATAATTTAACTTTATTTGACCTGCGGGTTTCCGTTTAACCGATCTTTTTGCTAACGCTCATAAATTCTTAATCTAAGAGTGCTTTCAGATATGTCTTGACATTCTTTCGCTAATCTAGTAATTGGCTCATTATGTAGATAGCGTTCATATAATTCATCGAAATTATCTGGAAGATTTTTTCTTGGTCTACCAAATTTTATTCCTTTCTATTTAGCTGCGGCTATTCCTTCTGCCTATCTCTATTTAATATATGTTCTTTCCTGTTCAGCCTAGAAAGATAAGATTTGTAAGACTAGATCTGATATAAAAGTACCCATAATATCTTTGCAATATGACGTATCCAATAATGGCATATCCAAAACTTTTATATCTACATTTTTTGTCTTTGTTATTAAACTCCATTGTTCAAGAATTTCAGAATAATTACGTCCTAGTCTGTCAATGGACTTCAGGAGAATCATATCTCCTGAAGTCACAGTATCCATCATTTTCTAATAAGATGGTCTATTAAAATCTTTGCCCGACTGTTTATCTATGAAGATATTTTCTTCTTTAACCCCAGCTTCAGTTAAAGCAAGAATTTGGCGGTCAATATTTTGGTCACGTGAACTAACTCGTGCGTATCCGTATAACACCTTTATCACCTCATAGATATATAAAAAATTGGCAATTTTATATAACAAAAATTGCCCAAAATTTTGGCAATTCGGCGTTTTGATTTATATAAAATTTTATTATATAATATATATAAGATTACCAAGGATAATCTCTAGCAATCAAAACATCGCCTTCTGGCATTATAAATTTATATCTACCATCTGAATAAACATCATCAATAGAGCTTCCATCTTTTATTAAATATACATTATCTGATATTCCTGCACTCATAGGACTGCTGTAAACAATTTCTCCAGGGGTTGCTCTTACTGGATAGCCATATTGAAGGCTTGTTTTATCTATTATTGAATACTTTTCCGTCTGAAAAGTTTGGTTAATAATCATGTTCGCACCTCCTACAAAATTATATATATCTATATATCATTTTCTGGAATTTTTTGGGCTTTAAAAGTTAAACTATTTTCTTGTTGATTTATACACTAAATGCCTGAATTATTATATATATCTATATCTTTTATTGTTGGAGTTGGACAAATTATCTATTTGCCCTCATCGCTCAATACTCCAATTATATTTACTGTTTGAGTATTATTAGACCAAGCTGATGAATATAAAGTTATCAATTTAATAATAGGTTTAAGTGCAGAATTTGCTAATATAGTATTGAATTCCTTTTCAGTTCCAGTAAACCCTCCTTCTTTAGCTGTTTCATAAGCAGATTTGCCGTTTAATCCAGGCTACCCTATTCCAGCAACCTTTTTCCCATTTACTTTTATCATAGTATAACACTACCTCCTAAATTTAATTAATATTACCTCCAGTAGAAGTAATTGTAGCGGGACCAATAATTTTATATGCTATAACTTGATAATTATTATTTATTAATATAGCTCCCAAACTTTCATATGCAGACTGAGGAGTAATTTTAAGTCCTGAAGAAGAACCGGCATTTATAGTTATAATACTATTTTTTATTACTTTATAATTATTTTTCTACACTACCCATACTGACATTGGCTCATTTTCATATTCTATTATTACCGTACATCCACTTATACCCCTCAATGACTCGAATATAACATCTACTGTTTCTATAGGAGTTTCTGTTGTAATCTATCCTATTTTATCTGCCATCTGTTGAAAACTATCAGTTGCCGCAGTTTCTACTCCTTTGTCAGTGACTGCGGTCGCTATCAGGGTTTTGCCCTCACTGACATCGGTAAAAAGCTCATCAATAGCTGATTGAACATTAGTGGCTTTCATACTTGAAGTTTCATTATTATATTCTATTGATGATGCAGTAAAATTTTCATTATCTTCTTCATCAAATTCAATAGTATAAGGCCCTAACCCTAATGTTTCTCCCATTTCTGCGCTACCGCCTCCTGGTACGATAATAGCATTTTGGTTTTTAACCTATCCAGTTAAAATACATTCCATAGATATTTTCTCCTTTCATCTAAAACCTTTAAAAAAGTACACTTTACTGAACTTGGTCAACTATATATAATTTATCTACTCTTTCTTTCATATATATTTGAAAAGAGTAAGATACTCACTTTTGGGAAAAGGGTTTCTTACCCTTTTCCCAATTTTTTGTTATCTAGACAGAAGAAGTATTTTTCCTGTTAAAAAGTGTACTTTTTCTCGGAAATTGTTAATGATTTTCTAAAAGACTGGAGCGAAGATCGCTTCCATCCTCGACCTTCTATCTAGTAATTTAGATTTGTTTATAGCAATAGCTAGATAGAAGGAGGTAAATAATTTGCCTAAATGTATTTTAGCTGAGTAGGGTGGAAAAGGTGGAGGCTCTCTTTCTCTTGTAAAAATTGAAGTAACCACTCCCCCTAATAAAACAAGCTATCTTGCTGGTGACACATTTAATCCTGCTGGAATGGTAGTTACCGCATCTTACGGCATGGATGGTGTTATTGTAACAACAGCAGAAGTAACTGGATATCAAGTTACTCCAAATCCTTTAACAGATGGGGTTACTGAAGTAACTATTACTTATTCAGAACTCGGTGAAACTTGTCAAACTACCTAGAAGGTAACTGTTATTCATAAACTTCTTAGTATTCAGGTTACTACTAACCCAACTAAGATGACCTATGAATATGGTGACACCCTTCAAACAACAGGAATGGTAGTTACAGCGAGTTACTCTGATAGTAAAAGCGCGGCTGTTACAGGTTATACGTGCTCACCAACATCCTTAACTACAGTTGGCAGCTAGCAAATTACTGTTTCTTATACAGAGAATGAAGTAACTCAATCTGCAAAATTTACGGTAACTGTTGAGCGTAAATCTGTCGCTAAACCAACCTGGAAAAGTAATCTTACCTATACGGGTAATAGTCAATCAGTAAGTGGAACTTCTTATTGGAATAATTTCAATACCACTTATATGACGATTGGCGGAACTACTTCCGCTACTAATGCAGGAACTTATACAGCTACATTTACTCTAAAAAGCAATTATAGATGGGCTGATAAGACAACCGATAACCTTGATGTAAACTGGATTATTAATAAAGCCGCGGGTAGTTTAACTGTAAATCCAACTTCTGTTGCTCTTGATGGAGATAATTATAGTGCTGGCGTTAAAGTTACTATTACTCGTGCGGGAGATGGAGCTATTAGCTATACTCCAACTAGCGTTACCGGTCTTACCCTCTCTTTAAGTGGTAATATTCTTACTATTAAAGGTGATGGCAGTACGGCTATTTCTTCTACTACGATTACTATTAAAGTCGCGGCCGGAACTAACCATACTGCTCCAGGTAACAAGACTGTTACTGTAACAGCAAGCTATTGGGAGTGGGGTTCTGAAACTGCTACTGGTGATGCTAAGTGGTGGGCTGGATTAAAGACCTGGGCAGCTAAGGCTTCTTCCAGTGAAAGAAAGAAATGTGTAGGTAAAAAGAAACTTGTAAGTCTTTCTAGTGCGGTACTTGGCGCCAACGCCGCTACAATGATTTGTATTGGCGCTGATTAGGACGGAACTGGAACATTAACTTTCCAGACTGCGGGAACTTTACCTAATACTACAACATTTGGTAGTAACGCGTTATGGAATGGTTCAACCGCTCAATCCTTGTGCAATGACTTTGGTAATAGATGTAGCGCAACCGCTTCTATTAAATCTGTTACTAAGAAGACAAGTTCTACTAGTAATGGTAATTAGAATAATACTGCGGATGTTCAAACAACTGCAAAATGTTGGCTACCTTCTGAATGTGAGATGGGATTTACTAGCTCTAGCGGCTATGCTAGTTCTTATTAGGAGTGGACTGTTGGAGGAAGTTAGACGGCCTATAGTTACTATACAAGTAACTCTACTAGAGTTAAATACCGGATGAACGCCAATGGTTCGTTGACGAGTTCAACGATGTGGTATTGGGAACGGTCCCGTCGCTACGACTACTCGAGCTACGTTTGCTATGTCGACGGCGATGGGTCTGCGTACTACAACTTCTGCAACCGCAGCGGCGGGCTGGCGCCGGCTTTCGTCATTGGATAATACAGCAAAATAACAATTCGGGACAGTTAAGGTTAAATTGTCCAATAAAAAAATTATATATTCAAGTGAGGGAAATTTTAAATGTCTGTAAAAGTAAAGGATAGACACCTATCAAAACAAGACTGTCTTTATAAAGCCCGTGAATTGGTTGGCTACATTTTAGTCTTAACTCGTCCCAGAGAATTTGATAAGGATGGAAAACAAATCTGCAAACCTGGACTGCTTGGAGAGGGTCAACCTCTTCAAGCGTTCGGGTACGATATAATTAAATGCGGAAAGGGTATACACGCTTGCTGCTATGAGGCGTGTAAGATAAACTTAAAAGATAAAGAAACCCTTACAAAGAGAAATGAATATCACAATAAAGCGATTGAATATTGTGATAGTATATTTCGACAAATCGACCTATGTATTTATTAGTATGCTCAAAACAGCAAAAAGAAAAGAAGATCTTTTGAACATCTAGCTAGATTGACTAAGAAAGTAAAAGAATCAATCCAAGATAGAAAAAATAGAGATAAACTTATAGTCGAGCATAGATATTCGGCTCCTAAAACTCATAGGAGAGGTCGATAATATTTTTCTGCGGTTAAGTTCTGTATCTTTCGGTCCCGTAACTACAACAACTCGAACAACGTTTGCAATGTCAACAACGATGGATCTGCGAACAACAACAACTACAACAACAGCAACGGGCTGGCGCCGGATTAGATGGAGCTATCATGTTGCGAGTTAAGCTGCGGAGCAGCGCAAACGAGCAACGCCTAAATAGTACCCCGAAGTATATTATTATCCATCTAATTAAGGTTTACTCTGGATTGCACTCACTACGTGGGGAAGAGATTGAGAGACCATTAAAGAGCTTTGCTCTACAACTATCGAATAATATACTATAGGTAGATCTGCCTTTTCATCTAAGGAGAACTTAACCATTTCACTGAAAAAGTGGATAAAGTAAGACTGTAGACGTGGAGCTCGAGTAGCTACCACTATAGCTACATGATAAGGAGAAAGTATGTCTGAAATAAATCAAGATACTACTTTCGAGCGTTTTTGTAGTTTTGACGCTATGTATGATGCGTCTTATAAGGTATGCCGAAACGTTCGATGGAAAGATAGTACAATTAATTTTGAAGAGAATAGGATAGAAACAATTTTAAAAACAGAAGCTGATCTGCGAGCGTATGAATACGAATAGCTTGTGTTTAGTTGTTTTTCGATAATCGAACGAGGTAAACCAAGAGATATAAGAGCGTGTCATATCAACGACAGACTGGTACAAAATGCGTTATGTGAACAAGTTTTATTACCAGAATTAACTCCTAGATTTATCTACGATAATTGTGCGACTTTAAGAGGAAAAGGAATAGACTTTGCTTTAAAAAGAGTAAAGAAACACCTTCAACAAGCTCATAGAGAATATGGATTAGGAAAAGATTTTTATGGGTTAAGAATTGATATTCAAAAATATTTTGATTCTATTGACCATAAATCTTTAAAAAAAAGCAGCTAAACGTTTGATAAAAGATAAAAGAATTTATCAACTATGCTGTTATTTAATAGATACATTTTCTTTTAAGCTAACAAAAGATTCCTCTCCCATACCAGGAAAAGATTATTATATTAGTAAACGGCACAAATACACGAGAATTAGTACCACTAATTTCAAGTCTGGCCGCAAATACTATGAATATGATAATAAAAGTCTTGGATTAGGAAGTCAAACATCACAATTATTCGCATTGCTAGCATTGAACGAAATTGACCACTTCATCAAAGAAGAGTTACATATTAAGTATTATGGTCGTTATATGGATGATTTATATTTATTCCACAATGACAGTCAATACTTAGCCGAATGTGAAAAGAGAATAGAAGTTCGCTTAAATAAGCAAGGATTAAAGATGAATAAGAAAAAGACTACTATTACTAGAATCTCTCCTATTCACGCGGACGGCAAACGTCACACTCCATTAAAATACTTAAAGTGGAACTTTTATCTCACAGACACTAATCATATAATACAAATTCCTTTTAAAAAGAAAGTGGCTCATTAGCGCAGAAAGTTAAAGAAAATGCAAGCGCTATGGCTAGAGGGTAAAATTTCAACAGATGAAATTTAGAAATCCTATCAAGGTTGGAGGGCACATATTTCTAAAGGAACTTGTTTTTATATAATTCAAGATATGGACAATTATTTTCGTTCATTATTTAAAGGAGTTGAAATAAAGTAATGTATATTCTATTAAATAGAGAGAATGTAGTAGTTGATATTCTTTCAGAAGCACGTTACATTAAACTGCAATCCTCAAATGGTATTGTCGTTGCCTGCGAGGAAGAAGAGGGAACTGGGGTTATCGGCTCAAATGGAGATACACATTATACTCTAATTAAAGCCGATGTATTAAATCAATCTAATGCTGTAAAAGTATTAGAGATAGAAACAATTCCATCAGATGTTACTCCTAATTATTCAATATATAATCAAGAAGATGGAACATTCACTTCTGATTTAGATTAGGAAAAGTATGACAAACAAGAGGAAAACAAGAAACTATTCGCAGAGTATCTTGCTACCCACCCACTAACTTGGGTTGATGGAAAAGAATATGGAATTACGTAGGAGGACCAGTCTGAGATTAGCTTAAATCTCAATCAATATCAAGTCGCTCTCGCGGCCGAAGTAGAAAATCCTACGCTTGAGTGGCACGCTCGACACGAAGAATGTGTGCCATGGAGTTTAGAGCAATTATCCGCTCTAAGTTTAGCTATTTCAAATGCGGTATATCCCAAATATCATTTAATGCAAGAATATAAAACTTAGATATTCGAAGCTGATTCAATAGATAAATTAAAAGCTATTGAATTAAACTATGAAGATACCGACAGTGAGTAAAAATATAATTCTATTTGCAGTTGGAGGAACTCTATATTACGGTATAGAGTTCCTCTATAAAACTTTTATCAGCTTTGGAACTTGTCATTGGTCTATGTTCTTATTGGGCGGCTTATGCTTTTTATTAATAGGACTAATGAATGAGAACGTTCTTTGGGAAGAATCTATTCTTACTCAAGGAGTAAAAGGCTCTTTAATCATAACTGCTTTAGAATTAATCTTTGGTCTAGTATTAAATGTAAAACTAGGCTTAGGTATTTGGGATTATTCTCATGTTCCATTGAATTTTATGGGGTAGATTTGTTTACCATTCTCTATCGCCTGGTTCTTTTTAAGCCTTTTGGCAATAGTATTAGACGACTACCTAAGATGGAAATGGTTTGGAGAAGAAAAACCGCATTATCATTTATATAGTAAACCTCCTTGCGAGAAATAAAAAAAAATGGGGAGAACCTTGAAATTAAGGTTCTCCCCATTTTTTTTTATTTTACATCAATGATAATAATAGCAATATCATTTGTTGGTTTTTCTTTTGTATAAAAGGTAATTCCAACCCCAACTGATGCATCAGCGTGATCAATTTTACTATACTCTTCAAGATTAGAAGTATAACTAATAATAGGTGGCACATTACCTGCTTTTCCGCAAGTTAAAGAAGTATTGGAATAAGTATATGTATACATATCTTCATTTAATACCCAACCTGATGCAGAAAGAGTTGCTGGATAAGCTGCCGTAGTACTTCCACTAATCTAGTTATCTGTTTCCAATTTGCTATACACATCTAAATTAGTTCTCGCCCCTGCTGCATTAATTGCCCCGGTTCCACCAACTGAAATTGGAAGCGTTCCAAATTGCGGAGCGCCAGCTGTAGCGGCAAATAAAGCGCCAGTTCCTTGCAATCCTGTTACACCATTCTCGCTATTTCCGATAACAACCTAACCAGCCGCAATTTCAACCATCTTTACCGCATTAGTTCCATTACCAATTAATAAAGCATTTACAGTTAGACTATTATGTCCAGTTCCGCCCTGAGCTACAGTGGCAGTCATATTTTTAAGAAAAATATCATCAATATCAATCTCAGTAATATCATTCTTTAGAACTTGAGCAGCATAGGCATTTACCTGCAAACGCCCACCTTCTTCATTACTAATATCAATAAAGAGATTTCCTTTATCTTCTGTGAAATAAGCGTATCCTTCATGAAGAGGTACACTATTCAAATTATCTTCTGGTCCTCGAAAAATCTTAAATAAAGCCATTTTAGGCCCTCCTTTATACTCTCTAAATATAAATTAAGGTATTAAATCACTAAAACTTCCCCAAGATAACAACTCTTCTATCTATTTGGCAGAATATGTCTATCTATCTTTATTTGTAATAGCTCCACCGATTAAAGTGTTGATATAATGAACGCTATAAGTTTTATTTGTTACCTCTCCACCATCTTCATTATTATAATCATTATCAATAAGGTTAGCAATACCTCCGGTTAGTTGAACTCTTCCCCATACTCCATCGGCTGCTTTATAATACCAATAAGAAGTTTCCTAATTAGTCTCATATTCAACCCAAGTAATAGAGAAAATATCCTCTGCGCTGATTTCTCCATCGTAATTTTCTTCGATGTAATTTACGCCATTCTATAAAGAATCCTTAATTGTTTCAGTTTCGTTAATAGTGTAACTTTTAACTATTTTAAGAGCTTCTCCAACAGGACCTTTTAAGTTTCCTTTATTCTTAACCCATGTTCCATTAGAGCTTAATGAATAAATATCTCCTGTATCAGTATTTAAATACAAATCTCCTGTTTTAGCTCCATCAACAGTAACATTTAAAGATGTATCAGAAACAGCTAATCCAGCAAATAATTTAGATCCTCTTGGAATCTAGAAATCAAGATTTACTGTATCAGAAGAAATAATCTTACTAGAGACAGATCCCTCTTCATCAATTCCTATAAAATCAAAAGAAACTCCATATTTAACCGCGGATGGAAGCCCAAAGACAAGTTTCCAAGCGGTTTCTTCCGTATTAGTAAATTCTCTTACTACAGTAGGTGCAGTTGGTTCATACCCGCTACCACCATTTGTATAAGGGTCTAATTTTGTTACTTCTATTTCAGGTAATGGAGACTAAATACAAGCAACATATTGGAAAGTGCAAGTTGTACCCGACTTCTTTGTTACCTTGTAAATAAAACCGGTCGGTGCATTAATATAATAATCACCAATATTATAATCTGCAAAAGCTTCATTCGTTTCTTCATAAGTTCCAGCAGTTCTTTCTCCTAATAATTCACCATAATAAAACTTAATAGATTCTGGTAAACTAAATTTTAATACCGGAGAATTAATATTAGTATTATCTATCTAAACTGATGGGTTTTCCTCTGGACCTACAATAATAGTCTCTGGATTTCCCATTACCTAGCTTTGAGGTAAAAAGAAATTAATAACTGGATTATTTATATCATCAAAATTTATCTCAAAATATGGTGTTTCATTAGAATCAAGAACTGTTGTAGTTCCTTCCTATAATGATTGAGATACAGGTAATTGGAATTTAATTGCCGGTCTATTTATAGAATAAGAACCAGACGTTTCTAAGGATACTGTAGGTTCCTCTCCAACATTTAATAATTCAACTAGCGCCGTTTCAATAACTTGTGATTGTGGCAAAGATAATTTTAAACTTGGATTATTTATATCTGTTGTATCTAATTTCACACTAGGATTTTTATTGCAATCTAGAACGGTTGTTTCACCTAATTGAATATTTTGACTCTAAGGTAACTAAAAAGTTAGCCACAATCTATCTAAATCTGTATTATCCCAAACTACATTTGGATCTTTATCGGCATCAAGAACTTCCGTATCATGTAGGCTAATTCTTGGTGTATTTCCTGTCATGGAAGCCTGCATCTCATAGCTTAGGCCGCCCGCAGATCCACTTCCATCTTTATCATTAAAAACTTTTTTCCAAAGGGTAGAGTTATAACTTTTACCATAATTCTATAAATCTTCATTCTTATAAATATCATAATTTGCATCACTTGGCAAACCATACGATACAATAACGAAATCTCCAGGGAAAATAGAAGATGTCCAACCCTTTGTTAAATCTCTATCCATCTAATATTTACTAGTAAAGATTTGCTTAATTTCAAAATCTATACCTTTAGGTCCTCCATAGAAACTCTCCATAGTTTGACACCTCCTTATACATAAATAAAGTCAATAATGACATTATATAAATCCTAATAATTTTCTGGAGCATCAACATTATCAGGATTTGGTAGTACATAAATGCCATTTACCCCCTGATTATATAAGCTTAATGCTGTCTAATAAGCCTCTATATAAGCAGTCTGAATATTATTATATGCGTCCCAATAAGCCTTATACCCTTCTGGATCGGTATCTTGATCTGGTATATCTGGATTTTCTTTATAAAATCTCTCCAAATCTTCACTCCTTTTTTTATCTGCGGCTTGCATTCCCGCAGTTCCTTGTTCAATAGCCTACTGAGATGCTTCTTCGTCTTTTTCATACTTTCTAGGTCTAATAAAATACATATTAGTAATAGCTATGTCATCATCTAGTTCATATATTCCAGTTCTACCAACCATAATAGTTTTTGATTCATTCATAACTATCTTGGTCCCAGCAGGAGCCTATACTCCAACTTTATTAAATTGAGAGGCCCCCACTTGGACAACAATATCACTGAATATATTCTACCCACTAGAAACATAACTACCACTGTTGTTATCTATTACATTATAATATATTTGACCAACAGTTGGCATTATCTCCTACTCCTCCTTATACTCTTGTTAATACTTCCGTGGCTGTAATACTCATAGTTCCATTATATGAAAGAGGTAAAGTGAATTGAGTTATCTAATAATTTCCACTAAGTCCACTGTCTTTATCTTCAACATAAAGAATATTATTTGGTTCCATATAATATTTTGGTAAACAAGTAATGGATATAGTTGTATTATAATTTAAATTCTAATACAACATTTCTCTAATTTTATCAAAACAACTCGCATTTGTGGAGCTTATTGAAAATAAATTATAATACTCAGAAGTAAGAACAAAAAATCTCTAACCAATTCCTCTATATTCTGCTATCAAATCCTGGTCTAATCCTTCAATAAATATAATATCAGGAGCTTCTATATTATATACGGAAGTTATATCAGAACTATTAATTACTTTAGTCCTTCTACCTATCTCATTTATTGAATATTTTCCAATTTCTGAACCGATATCTATAAAATCTAGCCAATAGTTTAGATTTCCTGGATTATTAAATACATCTGGATTCCAATGATTATATTCATCCCATTTCTCATTTAGTGGATTATATAAATTGCGCCATTCGGCGATTAATTCAGAGTCATAGTAATTATCATATACACTATTTGTTACTTGTGCGTTTAATGCTCTACGATATAATTCCTCTCTCCACTCATCGCACGGAGATCCAACTAATTCTACTTCATATCCTGATATTGAATAATCAGAAGATATATTATTAAAATCATATCTTATAATTAATCCCGTCTCTTTATCACTCACAGCCCACATATAATATCCTGCTAAGTCAATTATTGGTTTGGTATCAATAGCAAGATGATACCTAATATCAACTTCTATTCCAGATGTAGTGGTTCTCTTTCCCCAAACATAAAAATCATTTTTTATATTATCAAACTTTGGACTGCGGGTTATGGCTGTAGTAGTATCAAGATCGGTTAAAGAGTATAAAAACTTAGCATTATTATAGCTCTTTACATAATTTTCTGGAGATAACTCTGTTAAAGGACTTCCAGTATTAAGATAATTCTTTATCTCCTAAAAGATAAAGCGACCATCTATATCATAAAAATACTCAAAATTTCCAAGAACTTCAACTATTTTATCTAATAGAGTAGTTACAGTATCTCCAGCATCTAAAATTAATTCTCCCGGATAAGTAAATTCAGTTTCTCTATATCCAGCATCCTATCCATAACTTATCATATGAGGAAAATCAGCACTTGGAGAAAAGTCCATACTTTCATAATTATTGCTAAAATATATGGGTTTATCTCCTATATATTTAACCAACATCTTACAAGTTTCTTCTATGTCAGTAATAATAATATTTGTTATAGCTTCTCCGCCCCAATGGTTGACTGCTTCATATATAATTTGAAAGATAGTTGGATATACAATTTCTATATCTCCATCTTTTTTCTATATATAACTTTCATGAAAGGTTATGGAGCCTGGAAACGTCCCTCCTGCGGTTCCATCAAGTAAACACATTTTATCTTTTCCACTTATAGAGATTGTCCATCCAGAAGTGGATCTTGCTACCGATGCGTTAGATAAAACAAATAATCCACAAGGAAACCAAATTATATCTCCATATCTTGCATAAGACTTTAACGGATTATTATATCCAACAAAAACTTTAACCTTCTTGTTTATTGAAATCTCATTATCTATATTTTCAATATCGCTATTATTCTCATTAGCCAACATAGTTAGGTTAATTGTTCTACGAACAGAGGACGATCCATTAACACTTAAACTACCAGCAGTTATGTTACCCTATATTTCTCTAATAGGTTTTTCATCAAAAGAAAGTAAAATAATTTTTGCGTAATGAGTTTTAATATTTAATTTATCAAGAGCTATAAGGAAATCCATATCATTTAAATAATCAAACATAATACTATTCCACCTTCATGCGCATTTGATTTGTTAAACATTTATAATTTATTACACAAAACTAAGCACTTTCTAAAGCTATATATTTAACCATATTATCTAATGGATTAAGAGTATACCTTCCAGTTGAGCCAATCTTTATAATAGACGGATCACTTCCATCTGGACTAGAACTAATTAAAAGGGTAGTTCCTTCATCCGCCTCAATATCAAGTAAAACAATATCACTAAAAGTATAATAAATCTCGCCATCTGTCAACTATCCATCATCATTTAACTCGAAATGAGTATTATATATAAGCTCAACTTGTTTCTATGTTTCTTCTTTTATTATCTCATAAATATTAATGGTTTTATATAGATTAAAGGTTGTATTATCAACAATAGTATCTCCCTATTTATCCTTGACTAAAAACTTTTCCATATTTGGTGGAACATTACTAAATATACGATAAGTTTCACTGTTTCTATAATCGTAATTATAGAATTTTAAAACTCCATCTGTACCAGTAAAAATTCCAGAAATCTATCCCCAAATGCGAGAAGCATCAATAGCAGAAACGACTCCAACAGAAACGTCCTCAACCTAATTCAACTAGCAAACATAATTTACAACAATAGGAACGCTAGACGCGGACAAAGATAAAGAATTTACATTTTCATTTAAATGATAAACTCTATTTGGAGCAACTAAAATTCTTGAACCATTAACATTAATTTCGATAGTTGCGGATTCAGGGCCATCAAGAGCGAGAATCAAATCTTTACATTCCTAAATCTGTCTATCATATTCAGAAGTATCCTCGTTATCTCCCGCGGCTTCAGATTTAAGAGCTTCTAATTCTAGTAATCGTGCAGTCAAATCTATTTTTGGATATTGCTCAATCTAAATATCTGTAACTTGAATTAAATTAAGTTTATATCCTCCGCCTATACTAACCTCTTCCTGCTCTCTTATCTTCGCATATAAATCTATATTTCTACCATAAATTCCACTTAACTATCCGAAAGAATTTATTCTATCTTCGCTAGCCAAACTTTCAAATTTACCAATATTTATTATATTAACTTCATTTAAATTTTCTATGGTATTCTCTAAAACTTCATACGCAGTAGCAGAAAAGGAGTAAATCATGCGGCCGACCGTATTATTCGGAGTCAAAGATACATTCAGCAAGCCTATAATTATATTTCCTTCGGTAGAAGATTTAAAGAGCTTATAATTAAAATCATTTAAAAATTCTTCCACTTTTTCTCTAAATATTCTTTCAATAAAAATATTATCATTTGTTAAACTAGTTGAGATAGATAATTTATTTTCATCTGTAGAAACTTCAGAATAAGTTTCCTACTTCTCTTGACATTTTCCTCTGGTTACATTGTTTTTAATAAATTTGTCTTTGGGAATTACTAATTCATTATTGTAATAAAGTCCATCATCTTTTAAAGAGAAAAATGTCTAATCTTCATCCATCTAAAAACTTATTAATCCAGAAATTGGAAACTCTGCATAATAAGCCTTACCATTCTAAACCAAATGAGGATATTTACTTCCTAAGGTATCTTGTTTACTTCTTAAAGTAGTATGTTTAAAGCTGGATAATGTCTAATTAAGAGATAACTTTAACTATATATTATCCCTATAAATATAGCTATATTGGAAATCAACACTTCTACCTTGGTTACTTGTATCATATACCTAAGAAGTCCGCAACCCTGCTGAATTTTCCTATTGTATGGCATATTTATATCTTATACCACTTTCAATAGCAAAATCAACATGAATAACTGAATCATTTAATACTTGATTAGAAAATTTAAGATATTTTAAATCTTCCCATATCTAATAATTACTTTTTTCAGAACTTCTTGTTATTACATAACTACCACTAAGTCTATTTTTAGCGGTACAAAATATTTTTATACAACCATTTTCTCGACAATATACATCATTATCTTCAACTCTAATAGATACTCCCTCTAAATCTCCCAAATAGGTCCTATTAACTGAAAAATTATAAGGCTCTGATTCTCCTTCATATTCATTAATAGTAATAATAGAGTAGACTACTGTATAGCTTTTATTATTGGTTAACACGGTTTTAAATCTATAAGTATCGGTATTATTAATAGAACCATTGTGCTATAACCATCCAGATGTTTCAAGTAAATAATTAGGATCTTTAGAGGCTCCTTCATACAAATCAAATTTATATCTATCCAATAATTCATTACTAGCAGAGCTAATATTAAAGCTTCCTATAAACAAAGGAGTAAGAGTCGCCTCTATTCTTTCAGTAGATATAACATCTTCTCGTTTAGCTTCATCGTTTTCTATTTTAATAATTGGTGTATCTATAGCCTTGATTATCATTACAGTAGACCATTCAGAAAAGGCTCCCGCATCTATCTGCTATTGTTTCCAAGTGGCAAATTCTGATAACGAAGTATACATTGGATTTATACCAAAACGCATTTGTACTTTGTATAAATAGCCTGGCTACCAAGATTCGGCTAATTCGCTTCTATTAATTGATACAAAATATTGATTTCCTAAAGACCCTATCGCAGAAGGAGCTTTATAAATAGTTCCATCTGGATATTGGTCTGTATTTACAATACTTTTATTATTAGACTAACGAACTAGCCGCACTTGTACATGACCTATGTCATTAAAAGACGTAATTGGCTATAGCGTAAAATTTATCTAATATACGTTCACGCTAGAAAGAAATGCTGGCTATGTACTCTACAAAGTAGGCGGATAAATACTAATTGGCATAATTAACGCCTCCTTTTTCTCATCTAAAATATTTAAAAAATCTTATATTTTTTATAAATATAATTGGCCAAGAGGCTGACGAGTTTTACTCCTCGTCAGCCTCTACCATAAAATATAGAGTATTCATAACTTTTAAAGGAATATCATACCCCTATAAAATATCAATAGAAAAAGTCGCTAATGGAACGCTAGTATTAACCGCCAATAAAGCATTTAATTCTTGATTAGCCGCTTCCCTTTTCTCCTCTGAAATCTAATAGGTTATATCATCAACTTTTTCTCCATATCTTTCAATAATCTTTTTTCGTTCGTTATAAATATCCTCAGCAATAGGAGAAAGAATTTTAAAATTTCTTATTACTGCATATGATACACTCGCGGGAAGAAGTGAGCAATCTTGTATTGTAGAATTTAAATTCTCAACTGCTTCCAAAATATCCTTGTTTAACATTTTCATAATTAAGACTCCTTTTTCTCTTATGGTGAAACCGCATCTGCTAAAGCTTCAAATAAAGCTGCACTAATCAAAGTTTTATCTGCGGTAACTCTTGAAGTCCCGCAAGCAGATGCCATAGAATTATAAACACTCGCAGTTATCCAATCACCACGAGAAACTTTTAAATTATTGTATGAAGAATACTGATTTGACTAGTTTCTCCAACTTTTATATTTACCAACCTAGTCAGCTAACTAATTCCATTTGCTGGCTGTAGCATAATCTGCTATATAATCTCCAGGACTGCATCCAAAAGAAAAGCTAGTTGGTTGCGTATATACAGTTACACTATCAGATGCAGATCCTAAACTAACTGTTGTCCTAGACGTAGTTGGCCCAGTAGTTGTTGTTACATCTTCATATATTGGATTCCCATTTTCGTCTTTTCCTACTTCTTCTCTATGGGTAGACCATCGAGTTACAGTAGTAGTTTTCGTACATCTAGCACTTAATGTACCTCTAACTGTGTTTGCCCTTCCCGCGGTTAAGCCAGTAAAATTATGAGTTGGTTCTTTTGAACTAGAGCTGCCTCCATCGCTAAAGCTCCAACTCCATACTGTATTGCTATAAGAAATAGTAGTTCTAGAACCATTTTTACTATCTCCAGTAGTGGTCGTTCCTGAATCACTTGGATACACCCATCCTACCGCAGTACAACTTATTGAAGCATATCTCTATCCAACACTAGAGTAAGAAGGAGAATGTAAAGTTACAGAACCCATATACTATCAACTCCTTACGCAAATTGGGCATAGATACCGTGCTATTTTTCTTTAGAAACATTTACATTTAGACTTCCTCCAGTTATCCATATTCCGCCACCTTCTGTTCGTAGAGCTATGTTTCTAGAAGATTTTAAAATAATACTATGATCTCCTCGTTCAGTAAGAATACCAATATTCTCAGTAGGACCATAATCATCTTCTCCTTCAACATATCCTAAAGTTCCCAGCTTATTTCTCCAACGATTATCTAAAAATATATCTACTTGATTCGTCTAAACTAAACCATTATATAGTCTTGTGGCACCATTTTCCAATCCGCTTTCACTGATAATCCAGCCACCAATCTCACCATTATCACAAGTCAAAGTAGTTGCATTAATATCTCCGCTAATATCTACATTGTCTGATTCAAAATCATCACACACAATTCTACCATTTGAATATAGTGTAGTTCTTCCTCCAGAAATTCTATTTGAACTGATAATCCAGCCACCAATCTCACCGTCATCTGCATAAATTGAACCATTAATCGTTGCATTTTTACACTACATTTCTCCAGAGCTAGTAACATAAAAGTAAGAAGATCCAGAGAAAACTGGTCTATCTGCCGTACTGCTAGAACTAGCTCCTGCCCAAAAACGATAAGTACCAGAGCTCGCTATTCCAGTTCTATAATTATCACTAGTTAACTTATTAGAAGAAAGAATCCAACCTCCAATATTTCCCTATTTAGCAGTAATTAATCCGCCTTTAGAAACAGAAAATTTAGCACTTGATGCTGTAGCACTTCCTGCCCAAATAGCAAAATCATTATTATTAGTAGGAGTAGAAGTATTGGTTGGAGATTGGCTATTTAATTCAACTCTCGTTGAGCCAGAGCCGCTATATAGTCTATTGGTTTCAATAGTCCAACCATTAGATCCTGTTTTCGTTCCTCCAATTTTACCAGAAGAGGCGTAAATAGTCCCTGAAACTTCTGCATTGGTGGCTTTTACAGTTCCATTATATTTTACTGTAAAAGCTCCTCCGCCAATCTTTATAGCTTCGGTAGATCCATCTGCTTTAAGATCAGCAAGAGTAATAGTCATTCCATTAGAGGCATCCCCACCTTCTTCTGAAGAATTCCCTCCACCATAAATCTTCGCTGAAGTTCCATCAATAATGATCTATCCTCCACCACTTTTAGCTCCAAAAAACGCTGTTCCATTTTCCATTAAACCAAAAGTATTAACTCCAGCTTTATAACCATATAAACCTATTTTATCTTGAACGCTATCTTTTCCCATAACTACACCAGTAAAACGATTAAAACTATCTTTCTCTCCTGCTCCAATCTATGGAGCTAAGATATACTAACCATTTTCTTCATCAATTTGTAGCTATGTGCCATCCCATCCATTTATTAGCTCATTGCCATATGTATCAAGATATAAAATAACGGGATGGTAGATATATTTTCCTTCGTATTCACATTTTAATAAAGCAATACTATTATCTTCAAAAATAAAACTAGATGCAGGTTCAAGATAATAAAGATTATCTTTTTCTTCAACTGTTAAAATTTCTTTTACAAGAGAAGAAATATTGCGACTATAATCCTAATTATTAACAATAAATTCAATGTTATTGCTATAAAAGGATGGATTAACACCAGACGCAGTATATTTAATATAAGAAGGAATAGAACTAATATCAATATTATTTAATTCATCATCACTAAAATTAACAGCAACATCAATAGGGTAATTACAGTAAATTTCATAGGCTCTATTATTCTTATTGTCATTAATAGTTACCTAAACTTTTACATATCCACCTGCGGGATTTGAGATCAACTATGTTGTACCACTTGCTATTTTGCGGTCATCATTCTCGCCTTCCCGCAATTCAATATTAACACCAGTCCATTTATAAGATAGGGTGTAATTACCATTATTATTGATTAATTCTCCATCTTTATATACATAGCATCTTATAGGTAATTCATTTACCCAAGATTCATCTCTATAAACTAATGGAGTTAATCCAGATAGTTTCAATCCAGTGTCAGGGTCAAATGGTCTAATAGCACTTACATACGTAGTACCGTTCGTACCCTAATCACCATCTTTTAAGAACAGAATTTCTTTTCGGAAAGAATATTCTTGCTCATCCATAGTAATTATACGAACTAAGATAGTATTATTGTTAAAATTAACTTTATACTTCTACTTAATAGTATAATGTAAAATATTACTATTGTCAACCCAGAGGTTTTCAATCATAGACTCGCTAGGATTATATCTTGAATTAGTAATATCTTTTCCATCTGGACCAATCCATTCTACTTTATAAGAAGTTCCTACACCATCTTTCCAAGTTAAAACAACTTGAAGAGTACGTTCTTTTTCAGCGTCTTCAATAGCTATATCTCCATTTGCATCATATCTGAATGTATCTTCTCCATTATAAGTAATTGTTACATCTTCTTCAGAAGAGCTATTTGTGACAAGATGTTCTAATACAGAGATAATCTCGGTATGTTCTTTATTATAAACTCCACAAATAAAAGTGACAGAAGAGTACAATAACAAATTAGTAACTGTGATGGAATTTTGCTATAATCCAACTGCTGTATAGCTTCCATCTGGATAAAGCATATACCAATCTCCAATAAGAACGGTGTTATCCGCATTGTTCTAAACTTGAATGATGATATCTTCTCCTACTGTTGTTTGTTTAAGCTAAAAATCATAGTTACTTGTTAAATTATATATCATTACTTCCGCACTCAATGTTACGCTATCATTATATATAACCACTAATTTATACTACTTCTAATGTTTCACTTGCTCAGCCTTAAGTGTCATCGTATTGCTCTCGGACGCTGTGACGGGAGCCCATCCTACACCACCATTTTTATCGTAAGAATCGCTACCTAACAAAACACTTACATCTCGCTCAAACCACTTACATTTACAAGTTTGTTCATCTATTATATTATCGCCCTAATAAATTAATCGACCAACTAAATCAAGAGAAGAGATCTCGTTGGTAAATGAATTTCCTTGCGGGGTCGAAATATCTAAATAATATAAATTATCTGTTAAATCTTTCTGTTCAACAAACTAAATCTCTATATCCTTTACAAAAATGTTAGGTACAGTTCTATTCTCTTTATCTGTAACTACACCAGATTCCACATAACGATCATAGACAAAATTTTCTTCAAATAACTTAATCTATTTAAGTCCAGTTAAATAATTTTTTTGAGCCTTAATAACCACAGATTGCGGGCTGTAGACCTAAAAGCGATAGGGGTCTCCATTAAAAGAACTTAAATCAAGCTTATAAGAAACTATATCTCCACTTTTTGTAAAGAACTATATATCTAAACCATAATTTCCTTTGGTGTGTTCACAATGGAAAGTAGTTAAGAAAGAGGCTTTTATTCTAATAAGCTCATTGTTATTTGCATACTATTGGAATAGTCCATGATATCCTTCTTCATTACCACTATAAATAATCTACTAACTTAAATCACTATCTGCTGGTGCGCCTGCTACGACGCCCCTTTCCGCATCTTTGTCATAATCATACATTGTATCAAATGTTGGGCTTTTTTCTATTATTGAATTAGAAAGCGACAGCATCTCTCCATATGATAATGATTGTTCATTTATCTTACAAACAATTCTTTTTCTTGCAGATAAATCATCCTGGGGAATAGTAACATATACAGTATCCCCTACTTTATACTGCTTTTTTACATCATCCGCAAAAGCAGAAACTATATTTCCAGAATATTTAACTTTATACTCTCCGCTATCAAGATTAACAATACTACTAATCTCTGCTGAAATAGTCTTATCATAAGTTAATTTTGATAGTGCTTTATCAACTAGAATATCTATCGTCTAAAAGATAGATTCAGAAGCAGTATTCATTATTTATCCTCCTTTTTCTCATAGGGATAATAGGGGAGGAAATCTCCCCTATTATCCCTTTCTTCTATTTGCCCATTGAGTAGCATCATCAGCTAAACTACGAATAGCATCTTGAATTTCATCAGAAGATGTCGCATTTGGGAACTCAACTCGCTCAATATTTATATACGGTTCAACTGTGTTGTCTGCTGGAGTAATCTAAGTATTAGATCCTAATCTTGATGCCATAAGATTAGAAATAGATAGTGCATTTCCATCAAGCGCTTTCTCTATAGAAGCTATAAAACTAGGTTCAAAAGCTCTTATAGCAGAAACCGCCGCGAGAATATTTTTCGTATCTTCTTGATTTAAAACTAACTCTTTTTCGTGTAAGAAAGCTAATTTAGCATTATCAAATTCTCCAGTATAACCTCCTGTATCAAATCCGCTTATTTGACTTTCTTTTAACCAGCCATATGCAGAATTATTAGACTATACATGAATCGGATATGGTCTGCCTTTAGCTATATTAGTTATTTTAACTTTCTTGCCGGGCCCACGTCTACCTGCTGGATCTGTGCCATAAGAATCATGATAATAAGTTCCACCAGTATAAATGACTTCGTCTCCTACTTCTGGGATTCCATTGCCACTTCCAGCTCCTCCGCTGGAAGATCCGCTATTACTATTGCTAGAGTTATTATCAGAAGATTGATCTGAATTAGCAGGAGGTAAATCATCTTTATCTATTCCTCCAGCGCTTTCTATTGTATTTCCAGCTGCTCTAGCAGCCTCCTCAAGAGCTCTTATATATTCTCTAACTGATTTAGCCATGTCTAAATATTCTTGACTTAAATCTTGAATAGTGCTTATCTATTCTAACATCTAAGTGACAGCTTCTGATCCCACATCAGAACATAACTCTGTAGAAGTTGTAACATCATCAAGATAACCTTCTAAATCATCAAGACTTGTTCCAGTCTAATCTGCAACTCCAGAGACAGTAGTTTGATAATCTTCCATCGCTCCGCTTGCTTCGTCCATGGCCTTAGATAGAAAATCTTCAAAATTTCCAGCATTAGAAGTCATATTAGCAAGATCTTTTGCGAAAACATTATCAAATAAATCAATAAGTTTTGTATTACTTCCAACTATATCTTGAATCTATTCATTATCAGATAATAACAAATCAATAATACTAGAGCCAGAATTAGCTATAATATCCTGAATTTCTTGACTTGTAATTCCAGTTAAGTCACTTACCTCGTCTCCCGCAACAATAGCCATATCAATTAAGGCTTTATTACCGGCTTCGGTCATATCCTAAATAGCGATCTATTTTTCGTTCTCTAGGTCTTTAACCTTCTGCGTATAATAAGAATAGATTTCTTGCGCGCGGGCAGATCTTTCCTCATCAGTCAAGGTCATATCAGAATAAATCTCTTTTATTTTATCCTGACATTCCTGCCAAGTAGAAATAATTTCTCCAGTAACATCTTCAACCTATTGTTTAGCTATATTATACCATTCATTCTCTGCATCAAGTAAATTCTATTCCGCATCTGCTATCTAGCTCGCATCTGCGGTGTATTGATAATTCCAGTTACCTTGACTATCTCTTACTAATCTAAGTTGATTCTTTGCATTTTGAGCATCTTCAAGAGCCATCTAGGCCTAAAGAACATTATACTTGGCTTCAAGAATTTCTAGATCATATTCAGATAGAGTATTATTCTCTCTACGAATATCAATTTCTTCTTGTAACTATTTCAACTAATCTTTCATTTTAGAATTAGTGGCTTTATCAATATCCTATTGAAGTTTATTATACCAAGAAGATACTTCATATGCTTCATTTACTTTATCTAAATATCTATCTTCTTGCTCAATGTAATGATCGAACTTGTCTTGTAGCAAATCTAAGCCAACTCCGCCAGAAACCGCCTATCCAAATTCATATACGGCTCTTTCAATAGCCTAAGTATACATTTCTTGTGCAGTTTCCATAGCGGCTTGCGCGGAACTTAACATCGCCTATTGGGCTTCATTATATTCTTCTAATAATGCATCTCGATTAGCTTTTAAACCATCATATGCCGGATCTGTTTCATCACCATCTAATGCATCTAACGCACTCTAGGCTTCTAAAAGTTCCTATTTAATACCGTCGTACCACTATTTATTTAACTGCGCATTTGCTATTTGAGCTTTCATTGTCTCTTCGCTTACTTTTTGGAGCTATTCAAATCCTTCTTCGGTTTTATATGTAACCCCCTAAAGTGTATACAATTCTTTTATAAGTCCAAGAACTGATTCATTATGATCAAGTTGATCAGTAAATTCAGCGAATCTTTCAGATGCAGCGTCTAATGCATCTGGCAACATTTCTTCAAGACCCTCTACCCAATCAAGTAGAGCTTCTGCGGTAGAAATTATTTTACCCTATAAATCAGATATTTTACTTATAATTCCATCAATATCAGTCGCATCCGTTGCGTTAGCCAATTCTTCTTGATAACTTTTAAGCGTTTCTTCATAATCCTTGATTATTTTTATATTTTCGTTCACACTATTTTCATCAATACGAGCGACTTCAATACCATGAGTTAATTCATCACCAAATGATTCTGCAATCTTTTTAGTTAATTCACGAACAGCATCTTTAGCATCTTTTATTTCTATTACAACTTCAAGTTTATATTCAATCTAACTCAATCTATTGTCTGCGATGCTTCTCTCTAGTTCTTCCTATTCGTCCTTTACTTCTTGAATTTTGTCAAGAGTTTCTTCATATTGGGCGAGAGCATCCTAACGAGCTTGGAATAATTCATCAGCAGCTTCCTTTTGTAACTGCCAACTATCATATTCTGCCTATCTAGCTTCCTATTCATCTTTAGTAAGATTACTAAAGGCAACTAAAAAAGCATTATAATCCGCTAAGAAATTATTATTATAATCATCTATTATAGATTGAAGAACACTTTGATAACCTTCAATTTCTCCATTTTCATCAAAAATAAGAGAATTATTAAACAACCCTTGAAGATCTGCCTAGTCTTTTGTAAGATAAGTTTCAGCTTCATTAAGTAGTTTGTTATAATTAGCTTGCTATTTCTCTAATTCTTGAAGTTCTCTCTAGTATGCTTGAAGTTTATTGGCGCCATAGGCTCTATCTATATTATTTCCAATATCATCTAATAAATCGTTCTAATTCTCAATTTCGCGAGTTATTTCATGGTATCTATCTTCAATATCCTTTAGAGTCTTTTCATCTTCTTCGTCATACTTAGTGCCTTCATTATCTCCGCCACTTGAACTTCCCTTTACCCCTTCTATAGCTCCATCAATAGAATCTAATAATTTGCTCTAGGCTATTTTTGCTGCTGCTATAGCCTCATTATACCCATCAATACTCCCCTAATAAATGGCCCTTAGCGCTTCTCCAACTGCCTAAGATTGCTTAGCTTCAAGTGCCTCACTAGCATCACCATAAATATTTAAATCGTCTGCGGTTACAGGTTCTACATCTAAATTTGCAGTTAAAGAATTTAAGAAATCATTAGCGTTACTCGTATCTATTGTTGTTGCAGCCGAACTATCAAAAGAAACAGCAGAAGTATCAAAATCTTGCTTAGTAACATTATCAGTTCCTATTTGAGATACTTGAATTCCAGTAGCATATGCTGCATCTCTAATTTTTTCAAGATTAGCAAGAACATTTTGAGTATTTAACTATACATTAGTACTCATGTTCTGCGCGCCCTAAGCAGAATACTCGCTAACATTAGTCCATAAAGTCTACTAATTTGTATCTTGTGCGGTTAAACTATTGACCTAATCATCTAACATTTCTCCATTAGCAAGATTCTAAGCATTTACATATCCCGCTAATAAAGTTCTCTTCTGCTCATCTGATAATTCGTTTATAGTTAATTCTCCAGAAGCTAGCTGATCAGCGATCTTAAGCGAAGCTTCAGCCTCTCCTCGTTTAGCCTCTAAAAGAGAAATAAGATTTTGAAGCATATTAGATTTGGTATCAGCATCAACAGCTAATTGCCCCTAAGAACTATTATAAAATGCTTGATACATCTCATCTGTTAAAGCAAATGTACCATCCCTTAATAATTCCGCGTTAGCTATAAAACCTGGATAGATAGATTCAATAGCCTTAGCTGCTTCTCTACTAAAACTCCAAACTTGTTCTCCAGCTTCATTGGTAGTCTAGCTTACTCCATCAGAAATAGCATCGAATACACTTACAATTCCGTCAACGGAATTTTCAATCTAATCTAATTGATTCTAAAAATTTAATTCTGCATTTATTTGTAACTAAGCTGTGCTAGAATCTATATCATCCTATAAACTACTAATTAGCTACTCTGCTAAAGTTACAGTATCAATTTTATCTTGAGCTTCTTTTGTCCCATACTCAAATGCACTAGCTACGTTATCCGCAGTTTCGGTTTTAAAAGATTCCCAATCAAAATTTTCACCTAACAAATCCCAATCAATCGTATAATTATCAAGATTAAATTCTTCTCCGCCATTTAAGCTACCTTGATAATCATTATACGCTTCTCGAACTTGTTCCCAAGCATAAACAACTTTTTCTGCACGTTCTAATTCAGAATCGCTATATTGATTTAAAATATCCTATTGCTCAGTTATTCTCTTTTTTGCTTCACTAATCTAATCTATTAATCCATTATTGACAGCCTAATAGGACTCATTTATAATCCTCTATAAATAACTCTATTGTTCAACTAAAGTCATAGCAAGGAACTAATTAAAATCAATAATTCCTTTTTCTTGATTTCCCCAATCAACAGTTTTAGAAAGTGATTCTAATCCTTCTCGATCTAAATCTCTATCTCCAAGAGTTTCTAAGGCAGATTGTGCAGTAGTTAAAGATTCTGTTGCGTTTTCAACTTCGGAAATAGCATCAGTATATTTTTTAGCACTGTCATAGGCATCCTAAAAAGTCTCCTATGTTAAAGCACCCCAATTTAATAAATTTAATACAGAAGTATCATAATTTTCATCTGTAAAAATAGATTCAAGATTACTTTTTAATTCTTCATCATTGACTAATTCTTCAACCTCTAAAATTGCGTCATAAATATCTTTAAAGCCACTAATATCAGGATTCAGAGAAGTAGATACTAAATCATTGATTATATCGTTTAATTCTTCGCCTTCATATCCAGCAGAAGTGAGCGCCTCTGTAACTTCGTTAACCCAAATTTTATACTACGCTAAACTTGATACTTGATCATCGGTAATAGTCTAATTATTAAACTCTCCAAGCTATACCCGAATAGCATTTATACTCTCTTTAGTTTCTTTATATTGAGTGACAACCTCTTCCATTTTATCTCGCCACTCAACAGCAGCATTGTAAAGTCCAGATGCTCCTCTTTCCGAAACAGTCATGCTATTATTCATCAAATTAATAGCATTATTTAATTGATCATAAAAATTAATTAATTCTTCTGTATTATTTGGGTCTATAGAAAAAGCTAAGTTTCTTCTTCCGCCAATTACATTGTCATTCCAACTACTATATAAAGCGTCCACATTATTGAGAAGAATATTAGATGCAGTATCTTCTTCGGTGCCATTCCAAAAATCATTAAAACCAGTAAAAGACCCCTCATAATTTCCACCAAAATATACGTGGCCCACGCCCTCTCTCGCGGTTTCAAGAATGAGAGTTTCATTCGCACGTAACGCTTCTTCTTGGGACTACAAAGTTTCCTAAAGTTCTCTTCTTTGAGCTTCTTGAGCAGCTTTTAAAACACTATTATAATCTTCATACTATCCACTTAGTCTAGCTAATGCACTGCCTTCTAAATCATACGCTTCAGCCAACTAACGAGTTAAATCATCTAACTCTTCTTTTCCATCCCCAGTTTCTTGATAAGTAGATAAGGCATTTTGAGTAGATTGAATTAACTCTCTATTCGCTTGTGCTTCTTCTTTTTTTGCATTTGCCGCATCAATAGAGGCCTAAGCAGCAGCCAAGGTTGCTTCATGCTATGCTTTTATAGCACTTGTTATTGCAGTAATCGCTATTATTGCTACCATAATTGCAGCAGTTAAGATGCCGGAAGCCATAGCGGCTTTCTGCTTCGCCATAGCAAGCTATTCTGTCGCTAAAGCCTCTACTGATGTTGCCGCGGCGTCCGCCGCTGCTGCAACAGCATGAGCAGTAGTTAACATATTTAAAGTTTTATAAACAGAAATAATAGAGGGTAGTAACATACCAAGAGAAGTAAACAAAGCTACAATTCTTTCAGTTGAAGTCATATCTTCATCAGAAAAAATTCTTCCAATGCTCTAAAAAGCATTCATAATCATAGTTAAACTAGAAAGAGAACTTCCAACCTAAACCAATATTGTAGCCCAATCTCTCGTTGGTATTAATGCTTTTGTAATTACACTAGGGAACTTCGCTAACAATTCCTAATATCGAGCCTCTTGTTCAGTTGTTCTTGCAGTAACAGACTCCAATTTTGTTAATTCATTAATATAAGAAGTAACTACTCTTGGATCGGCTCCCATAGTCTATAAAATAGTCCCAAGTTCACGAATTTGCAATTTTGCATTTTGAGACTAATTTTTTAACCCCTCTAATTGCTAAGTCAGCCATTCAATCTAAGCATAATTATGTTCTTTGCCCGTAACACTAGATAATAAATTACGAAGGCTGTCTCTAGTCGCAGTTCCAGCGCTTTCAAGTTTTTTAAATTCTTGATACACTGTATCAAGTTTTGTAGATTGCTAAATTAAACTAGTTAACTAAGTAGTAACATCATTATAAATTTTATCAAGGTTACTATTAGCTCTTATATTTAACTAAATTTGATTACTTTTATTTCTACTATTAAATTTATTTATTTCTGCTTTAACTTCTTCTTGCCAGCCATCTTTTATTCCTATATTAAAATAAATAGTATCTCTAAGATTTAATACATTTTCCCTAGACTAAATCTACTACTAAGAATATGTCTTTAACTAATCTTGCAAAATACTTAATTTTAACTGTTCTGTCTAAATTAATCTACGACCATTAGCATCCATCGCGTCGTAGTTACTATTTATTTGGCCCTATATATTAGCCTAGTCAACCATAATATTAAAAAGATTTTTTTCAGCCTAAGACATAGAGTTTGTTAAGCCTAATTGAGTTGCTATCTCAGCCGCTGATGCCTACAAATTTCTCGCTCTATTCTACTCTAATCCAGATAGAACTTTTATATTAGCCACCATAGAACGCATTGATTCAGCAATCTTATTTCCATAAATCCCATTAATCAACAAAGCGGTACTAGCTAAAATACCATTTAACCCTCCCATTGCATCAATGGCGTCTGCAATACCAGATAAAAATGGAGTTAAGACATTATCTGCATTTATATACAAATCTGGATTTATGACACTATCATAAATATCCTCAGCAGATGCTTTTACTCTATCTCTAGCAGCTTCCCAAGATTCAGCATAAATATCTGCCTGTTCCTAAAGAGATCCCTCTGCTCCATAAGCACTAGCTAAATTCTCCTAAAAGAAATCCCAATTATCCATAAGTGCAATAAGACGAGTATATTGGCGAGCTCCGGCTACGGTCTAAGCCAAAGCAATCTACTAGTCATTAGATAAGGTCTCCCATTTTGAACCCATTTCATCAAGTAAGGTATCCATAGTTTTAATCTCACCATTAACATCAAAAATATCAATACCCACTTTTTCAAGAGCTTTAGAATATTTATTTAATGTAGTGCCATCATCGAGAGTTTCTCCAAGATTTAAGCCTTGGATACGAGCAAATAAAGTTCTAAATGCTGTACCTACTGTATTAGCAGACTCACGTGTCGTAGCAGTGACAGTAGCAAGAGCAGAAGCAGCATATTCGTAACTTAATCCAACTGTATCTGCTACAGAGGCAAATTGTTGGATACCTTCTGAAATTTCATCAGAGCTAGACGCTGTATCGGCGCCTAAACGCACCATTACATCAGCATAATATTCAAGACTCTTACTTCCATCATAGAAGTTGTTCCAAACTGCGGTCAGCTGATCCGAAGCGGTCTATGCACTAATTCCTGCGGCATTAGCCATTTTAATAGTAGTTTCAGTTCTATCTAAAACTTCCTATTCAGTAAGACCCTATTGATAATAAATCAAAGCAGCATCACTATATTCAACAGTAGTTGTACTTAATGCTTTTGCTGCTTCATTTGCCTATTGAGCAAATTTAGCCATGTCTTCCGCAGAATTTTCAGTAACTATACGAATATTTGTTAATGATTCATTTAGATCTTGTGCATACCCATAAGCTGATTCTATGGTTCCCACAAAACTATTTAACGCGGTGGAGGTAATCTGCCATCTCATAGTATTTTTCATAGTAATCCATAACTAATCAAATATTTTGCCAGTGCGCAATGCTGGAAGCTCCGCTTTTTGAATCGCTGTTGCTACATTTAAAAAAGCCTTTTGCCCCTCGGTACCAATCGAAATTAACGAGTTGGCATAATCTTTAAGAGTTCTTCCGCTAGATTTTAAACTATTTTCAAAAGCTACTAAATCTAACTTTCCAGTCCCTTGATTAAATGCCTAATGCATATAAGTAGATAACTCTAGCGCAGACTAAGAAGCTTGTCGCAATTCTGCTGTAACTTTAGAACCGGCACTGATTTTATTTAAAGATTGAACTGCCTCGTTTACTGCTCTGTAAAGTTCAGCAGTATCAACATCAAACCCAATCTAATAATTTAATCTTCTATTATTAGCCACAATCCTTTTCCTCCTTTATCACCCATAAAACAAATAAGGCTCTTGAGAATTATATCTCAAGAGCCTTTTAATTCTCTATCTAATTTGTAAATTATATTAGATTTATTAATCTTTTCCAACCACATCTTTAATTACTGATAAAGTTTCAAGATTCTCACCATTTTTAATTTTTTCCATTATATCAGTAATATATGTATCTAATCCAGAAGCATTTTTATTCATCATTTGGATAATGCCTGCGGCAGAGTTATTATATCTTGCTATATCGCTTAAAGTATCTCTAACTAAGTCTTCAATAAAAGACAATTCATCTACTGGAATAGCACTTCTAACTGCATCAATAACACCATTAGTCTCTAGTGTATCATAAGTTTTGGCAATATTTTCATGCACATCTTCTTGCTCAAAAACAATTCCACCATACCATCTGCAAATAGCAATAGCAAAATAAGTTTCTACTCTTACCGGACTAAAACACCCAGTCATCTCATCTATCGCTAAATCTGCGACAAAAGTAATAAGATTTGTTTTATCTGCAATCGGAAGATAATTAACCACAGATAAAATCTTATCTTCTCCAATTTTTACTTCTGTATATTTAATTTTAGGCTCCAAACCCAAATCTTTAAAAGTAATTTCACTCATTGTAAAAACTCCTTTATCTCATTTATATTTTTATTATACTAGAAAAATTAACTATTGTCAAGTTTTTAATATGCGTATTTAGACAATATATTATTGTTTAATGTAGCAGAAATTGTTAATTTACTTATAACTTCATTAACTATATTACTACGAGTTAAAGCGTCTAATACATTTGGACCAGTATTTCCATACCACTTATTACCAGTAGAATTTTCTCCCCCAATAGAAACTATTTCATGACCGCTATTGCGAACTATGTCATCACAAATATTATTTATAATACGCTAAATAGAAAAAACTTTACCATTAACAATAAGTAACTGACCAAGATGTCCTTTAGAAGAAGCTAGACCGCCAGAAGAAACCCATTCATTAAAAAATGAGGCGGCTACCGATGCACGAATATTATTAAAAGATTCTTCAAAATCTGATCCAGTGAATCTATGAGCAATCATATTATAAGCAAGATATTTTTCTGGCTAACCAGAAAAATAATCCCCTACATTCATATTTGAAAAAACCTAAATTCTATTTGCAGATTTCTTTTTATTCTACCACTTTGCATTAACATTAGCACTAATTTCTATATTAAATACTTGATTACCCTTAGTTACTGACAAATTAAAAACATCATTATTAAAAACTTTAACAGCACCTCTACTTCCATTGTCAGAAGTAGTATTCTATCCTCTATCAACCCACTTTAATTTTCCACCAGACTACTTAATAGCAGTATCTAATATACTATCCGCAGTATTAATTCCAATAGATATACCTTCTGCGACTATAGCTTGACTAATCTAATTTCCAATAACTTTTCTAAAAATATATGATATTGTATTAGCAAAAGATCTAGAGTTTACACTTCCACCTTCATTTAATCTTGAAACCGCTCTACTCAACGAATCTATTACTTCTTTCGCTACATTGATATCCCCATCTTCAATAGACATAACATAGTGCTGCTAAGAATTATCTATCTAAAAACTAGTACCAATTAGCGATCTTCCTATCTAGGTTAAAGCATCAAGAACACTGACATTTATCATATTGGCTTTCATAAGAGCCTATATCAATAATCTAAAAAAATCATTAACTCTTTTTATATCAGGTGCCCCATTAGCCAACAAATTATTAAAATTGCCAGCCTATTGTAATATAGTATTATAATTCTCAAAATTTACCTATCCACCGGCTAATTCAATTCCTTCATTGATACCTGCCGCGATCTAATCAAGAGTAGAATCCAATAAGGTACCAATCTATAAATCACTCAAAACTCTTAACCCACTCGCGGCAACTGGACCTTTAGACCGCATCTATTCTTGAATTGATACAATCTAAGTCTCAATTCCCGCAGTCTTCATTTTACTCATTGCCTCTTGATACTATCCACTAAAGAGAATATTTGCGGACTCTACATCTCCATATTCTCTTAAATGACTACTATGATAAACAATATAATTTAAAGACCAACGCTATACATAATCATAAATATTAACATCCATACTCCTATATCTCCTTATAAAAAGAAAAAGGGAGGACTTTATTAAGTCCTCCCTTAAAATTAAATGGTGTCATCGCTAACAGAGACTAGCTTATTGCGCATTTTTGCGCCAGAATAAGTACTTGTGCTTTCTGCAAAACTGAGCTTGTTATTAATAGTATAACTCTTCTCAAAGTCTCCGTTAATCTTAGTAATCTTAGCTGTAATAGGAGTTGTATTACTCTCCTTAGTAAGAATTACTAATAGGCCATCTGCCAATTCTGCGCCATCTACGGTTTGAGTCTTTGTATTGCCCTCAATACGGTCATCAGTAGAGAAGTATTTCTCATATGCTGGGTTAGTTGTTACTACAGTATACTTGGTACTATCGCTCTCTACTGGAATTTGGAGGCTAATTTGTGCGGCTTCTGGAATTGTATCTCTATAAGCCTCAGTATCATAAGCCTTTCCTGTTACAGTACCAGTTACATCAAGTTCCGCCTCTGTGGCACTGTTAGAAACAAAATTTACAGTTACATCAGCGGCTTCACTCTCATAAGTACCAACATTCTCAGAGCATGGCTCACGAGAACCTTCGGTTTCTCCAGTTTCATCAGTAATTACCTGAATAGCGGCAAGAACTTTATGAGTTTGATCAAACTTAGTGTAGTCTGGGAAAGCGTCCATTGTGAATGTAAAGGTAGATGGATCACCGTTAGCAGCCATGCTGAATGTGAAGTTACTCTGAACCTTACAGTTAGGAATAATAAATTCAGCAGGCATATCTACGCCATCGCTCTCACGGCGGAATAGAGTAGAAGCTTCAAGATAATAGTTTCCACCAAACTTATCAGCGGTAATCTCAATCATCTGGGCGCCACCAGTGCGCTTTACATAATAGTCAACTAAAACGATAGTACCAGATGGGAGCACTCCCGCATGAGAATAACAAGTTAAAGTTGATTTTCCGTCCTCTGTATAAGAAACAGAAACAGGAATGCATGGTTCAGCATTAACTTGACCATCATCTCCTAATACCATTACAAAAATGTCAGCAGAACGATGATACATTTCATTTTCATGATCTGCAAATCCATTCCAGCAGGCTTTATCAGGAATTACGATAGTGTTAGCTGTTTCAACTTCTACCTGAGAAGTTTGATGAACGTAAATTGGAGCTTCTTTTGTTGCATCAAGCAGACCTGCACCAGAAAGAATAGAGAAGCTCTCTGGAGAAAGTAAAGCATCTTCCATTGTAAATGTTAGAGTACGCTCACCTTCCCAAGCAATCAATCTAGTATATCCACGTCCGCCCTGTGCGTATACAGTTGTTGCAGCACCTTCAAGAGTAGAGGTTCTTAAAGTGTCAAAGTACAAAACTGGTTCATTTTTATAGAACTTACGATTACCTAAAGTCTGATAGCTTTTGGCACGAAGTACTACATCGCAAATCTCACGAATACCAAAACGCATGAGCTAATTCCTCCTTAATTTTTAGGATGTATATCTCGCATCCATGATTCAACTGGTTTATCTGGTTTGCCGCCCGCAAGACGAACCCGCAAGTCAACATCCCATTCAATAAACGCATTATATCTTTCCATCAAATCAAATATCTAAAACATATTTAGATTTAAGCAATCCTCTAAACTCATTGTATTAGATCCGATTGTCAAGATAGATATATAGCGTGTTAGAACACTCTCATTATTTCCTTTGCTTTTGATTTCTGCTACTTTTCGTCTACCGCGCATTAACTTTTCAGCAATTTCTTTAGCTCGGTCATTAGCTGGATTATAGATAACATTATTTCCCTAAAATAGACTGTTTACACACAAAATCTCTTTTAGTACGCTTTGAAAAATATCAAAGTTATTATCATCTATTAACAAAGGCTAATTTTCTCCTTGCTTAGTTAAAATTATTGAATTTCTAGTTATTACTGGTATATAATCAGGAAATAATAATGTAAGTAGCATAATAACAGCATTTTTTTTATCTTTATCCTGTGACTATTCTAACACCTTCATCAATACTTGAAAATTAGTTAATGATGATAAAAGAGTTTCGTCCTATATTAATGATTCTTTATCTAAACATAAATATTGAACTGCCATAAAAAATTTTGTCTCTCCCATAAGAGCTATCTCTTTAATGACGGGAACGTGAATAGTAAGTTGTAATTCAGGAATGGGAATATCAATTCCGGCCATTAAAGCTAATCTATAATCAAGCAAGCGGATTTACCTTATCTTCATTTCCGCGAATAGCAAGATATGTTAGAGACAAACCAGCAAATTCTTCATCATATATATATGGCGTAGCTGATACAAATTCTAGCTCTCCTATACCCGTTAAATGAGTTCCATCAAGCATTGAATCTATCTCTCCCGCAATTCGATAAGGTCGTAAATCATAATCTCCCAAATCCCAATTATCATAATGACAAATAATATCAATACCAAATGTATTATCTCTATATTCAGGATTTGTAGAATTTCTAACCATAGTGCCATAAATCAATCTTAAATAAGATTTTTCTGGTCTATCAACCTTTATCTTAGGAACAGCAGAAATCTACTTAGTATCAATCATTTCCTTTATCATATCTCCTGTAACGGTCGGTTTACTTTTCCAATCTCTAGTATTATAAGTTAATAATTTCAAAACATTCTAATTAGAAAGTATTCTTTCCATAATCAGAGAAGCATCTTTCTACATACCTAACAAACTAGATTTAGGATACTCATAAGTATTTTTTTTCATTTCAATTCACTCTCCTTAAAATAAAGATTCTACTACAATAACTTTTTCCAGTACAGTATTATCCTTCTTCCATACTAGAGTGAATTGACCATGAGTAGTTTTATTCCACACCAACTAAACAGATTTATTTCCATTTGGACATAAAGTTACAGGAACATTCTTTTCTAATATTGACCAAGCTCCATTAGCTTCTTCTACAGAATAAGATTCTTCTATCATTGGTTTAATAAAAGTCTCTCCCATAATCCCGCTATTTGGAGTAGGATCTTCTGGTTCGAATATTAAACCATCTTTCATACTATTTTCTATATCATCAGTATCTCTATTTATATAATCTTCTTCTGCACTCACTTCAATTACATTCTTCATACTTATATCATCTGGAGCCTAAACTTTCCAACATCTTCCAGCGAACAAAAATTCACTATATCTATCAAAAGCATGAATAGTTTTTTCATTTCTTGGCATAAGTATGTTTAAGCTAAGATTAGGTTTATCCAATCTTTCTTGATTCTTCTAAATAGACTCGATTTGGGTTTCAACTGGACCTCGAATCGCAGCCCAAGTCTAACACCAATTCCCTTCCTAATCTTTAAACTTAATTCTATATCTACAACGTCTTATTTCCCCTCTAAAATAAGCGTCCTCAGTTATTTCTTCAAGATAAATTATCCAATGAGTGCCAGTTTTTTTCCACTCAAAGACATCTCCAGGCTCATATTGATTAATATGATCTATGGAGATTATCTTATCATCATAGTCCTGTTTCACTTTATCTGGATTAATAAGCGCACGACACATAGGATAAATATTCATATCTGGATCAATAGCATCTAACGTTGCATCTAAAACCTAGGTTGACTTCTAGACTAATTGAACAGTACAGGCTTGATAAGAATATAATAATGCTTTCTAAAGAGTTCTCCATTTATCTTTGATCATTCTATCTTCCTAGTGAATACCACCCTACCATTCAAATCTTTTTCGCATTAATTCAAGATTCGTCATCTCTAATCACCTACGCCAACAAATCAATACATCTAAAGACTGTTTTTCGATAAATCATAAAATCATTGCAGACATTTGAAGATAACCCTTCCAGTTTAGACAATAAAATAAGTCCCTCAACTCTATCTTTATACATTTTAACTAATCCACTAATTTCTTCTGTTATTACATTCAAATGATTTACCCAGTCTTCATTATTCTCTCTCATTGGAATTAACTTCCATAACTAATTAATCAATCTCTTTAAATCCTACTCTTTTGTTTCTAATGGGAAATTAATATCATATTTATCCATCAAAAACACTCATCTCTCTTAATGTTGACCAGTTTGATTTATAAGAGCCTTGATTATCAATTAGTTTTCTTCTTTTATAGAGACGCTGCATATGATGACTTTGACGTTCTGCTTCCTTTTTCAACTCTATTAATTTGGCTAAATGATTGGCCTAGGAAGTCATTTTAAAATCTGTTCCAGAATATTTCATTCTCGTCTATTCTATTGAAGCCACCTGGCGTTGTAACCAAGTATTATACATTAGAATAGCAAGAATATTTATTTCTTCTGTCGTTAAATGTGCAGAAAAGGCTGGAATAATAGTTGCTATTCCAGTCTCTTCATCATTATTTTCTATATTGGTAAAACTGTATAATGGAAAACGAGGGAACTCAAAACCAGGAAGTGAATCCATTAGGATGTTATACAAATCTTTTTCAGTATCTTCCTATGTCCATTCCATATACATATCATCAGTAATCTTGCCAAAAAATCTATCATAAATTTCTTCAAAGGGGGTCGGATCGCCCTAAATTGGATATTTCTTATTATCCATGGCTATAACCTCCCTTATATCAATCAGAAATAGCTACTCTGCGTTTTGGAGTATCCTCACTTGTAGTTGACACTCTTCTTACAGGTTTCTCTTCCTTAGGATTCTTTTTATCATCTGCTGTTAATTCTAATGCTTTAGTAACATTAAATCCTAATTGTTTTTCCAAAGCATCTCTTTTAGACATATCATTTAAAGGAAGAGAAATAGCATGGGATTTAATCAGATCTTTAGTGCCTTCTGGAGCAAAATCAAGAGCATCCTTAAATTCATCTAAAGAACACGTATTCATCCAAGAATCAATCTCTTCTTCTTTCATCCAATACTCTGGTTCAACCCTACCATTAATAAGATATTCAACAATCTCTCTATCATCTACAAGTAAGTAATTATAAATTAATTTGCGGCCTCCAGGCGTTTGTACTAGCTTTTCTAGTTCAGATACTTCAAGTTCCTTGTGTTCTCCAGGATAAAACATACGGCGCACGCCCAATTCAGGCAATCTATATACAACACGACCTGCGCTCTTATTATAAACAGTGCAACTATTTTTCATAATTTTTATCTCCTTTTTCTCAATAAATAAAAGGGGATAGGGATATTTCCCTATCCCCTGTCAATTAACCATTATTTGAATTTGGGTTAGTATTATCAAGCTCGCCTTGAAGTTCAGTATCAACATAAGAGAAGATGTTATTCGCCATCATTACACCGACACCAACCTTACGGTAAACCTAAATATCACGAGACCAGTCGTCATTATCATCGCGCTCGCGCACGTGGGTAGTACCCTCAAAAGCAACTTTTACAGGACGACTCTCAGCTCCGCCAGGAATAATCCAAGCATAACCTGGATCAATCATCTTTTTGGAGTTAGTCTCATCCTCAAGAGTTTGAGGTAGAATTACCACTCTAGTTCCCTTGTAATTTGCAAGATAACCAGTTCCCCAATACTGATCTCTCATATTGTCAGAAATCCAAGCATCATTGTCTGGAATCATTTTTACTGCAAACTCACGAGTGCAATAAATAGTTGGTTGACCATAAGCAGTAGCAGTATTTACAAGATAATCCATAGCTGGTTCGTCAAAACCAGCAACAGCACAACGGTTTGCCGCGGGAAGCTGATTGATAGAACCCATAAGAGCTTGAGCAATCTCTCTATAAATAAGCTCTTGCATACCCTCTGTTACAATTTGAGTAAGTTCTGCAAAGTTTACTCTTCCATCAAGGAACTCCTCAAATCCGATACGAGCAGCTCCACCAATAGCGCTTGTTCCAACTTCGAAGCTCTCAGAACCAAGCTTAAAGGTCTCATACACACCAGCAAGCCCCACACGAGTAATGAATTGCTTAGCGCGAGTAAGTCCAGTTCTACGAGTAAATACAGGCTTGTCGCCTTGTGCGAAAGTTCTAATCTCAGCAAAATTGCCATAAGAATTGAGTAAACGATTAGGAACAACTTCGTCCATAGTCTGCTCAATTAAAGAGAATAGAGTATTTTTATTTTCTCTATAAAGTTCATCTGTGCCAACAAATTCATTTAGCTCATTACGCAAAGTAGTATTTAAAGCGTCATAGCTAAAAGACTCTCCTTGATAGCTATAGGTACCAGAAGGATTTGCATTAGCGACAGTTTTCATTAAACTAAGTAAATTAGCTTTATCTAACATTCTTCTTCACTCCTTCCAATTAACCTACACGCTGTACTTTTACACCAGGTTGAAGATCTGGCATAGTATACACTTTTACTACTGCAAAGATAGGATCTAAATCTCCACCTTTAGCAGAAGTTTCAGTATCTTTAGTTAAATATCCATCAGTATCAATCTTTAGACGATCGCCTACTGCAAGCTCTCCGGCATTAGCCTTAATGGTATTAGTAGTCCAAATATCACCAATACTAATCTTAATTACGCGAGGTACCATTTTAGTTCCTTCTGGCATCAATGCAGGATAAGTAAATGTCTCCATATTTTTCTTATATGCTACATCACTACCTTCGCGTACAGCTTCTCCGGTATAATCACTTATTGTAGCAAGTGTAGAAACTGTTTGTCCAATTGGACTATATACACGAGCATTATAATTATCCTTAATCATAGCAAAATCAGCATCAGTTTCGCGATCTCTATAAATCTTTACTTCATTAAATACCATCATCCAGGCGCCAGAAGTAGCTTCCGTACTAAAATCGCATACGCCTTTTGCATAATCATACTTTACAAATTGACCGTTCTCAAGAATCTCAATAGCGCTAGCTGCGGGAAGCTGAGCATATACTTGACCATTTCTTGGAGCGGAAAGATGGTTTGGCTCCACTTGACCATATCCATACTGGACAAAAGTGGCATTACCTAATCTTTTAGAACTCTTAGCCATTCTTTAATCCTCCTTAAATACTGCTTTTAGCAGTTTCACGAATTGCTTTTACCCAATCAGGAACGTTGTCAGTTTCTGGATTATTTAAATTAAAAAGTCCCTTTGGGGTATTATCTTCTTCTTTATGCTTTTCTTCAAGATTGAAATTTACTTTATTTCTAACACAAAGAATAGATAATTTAGCTTCAATATCATCTAAAGAATAAGTATCAATATGCTCAGCGACATCTTTCTTATCCTCATCACTTAACATATAGAAACTATCAATCATTTGTTGTTTACTTTGACGTTCAGCATTAAGTTTAAATTCTCTTAGTGCTGTAACTTCATTATCTAGATTAGTTTTTTCTTGCTCAAGAGCAGAATATTTAGTCTCTAAATCGGTAAACTTTGTAAGTAACTCTGTATATTCTGTTACTTCTTCAAGATTATACTTCTTACCTTGAGGAGTATCCTTTTTCTTTTCTTTTTCTCCCTCTGGGGCTGGAGCAGGATTTTCAGAAGTCTTTTTCTTCTTACCCTCTTCGGGATTTGGAGTATTTTTCTCGAAATCAGTAGGTACTTTCTTCTCATTCTCCATAGGTTCTTGAGAGCCTCCTTTATTTAAAGTTTCTTTTAATTGATCCATCATAGAATACATCATAGTTTTAAGTTTCTAAAACTCTTGATTATTCTCTAAAGAAAATTGAGAACTAAATTGAGCTCCCTCGAAACAAGGCTCAACATTTTCTCCGAGAACACATAATTTCTCAATCAATGCCTCATTGTAGATAAAGATTCTTTCATTTGTTTTATCATCTTTTGTCCAAAATCCTGATTGATTTTCTTCATTCAATTCCATAGAATGGTTATTGCCATTCTCCAGGATTCTTTTAGATTCTGGATAAACGCTAGTCCAAATGTATACATCTGCCACAAGATATTCTCTTTCTACGCCTTCATCATTGAACTTCTAAAACCATACATTTGCATTTGTAGGAACAAATCCATATGGTCTTGTGGTATCAACAATAGCAAACTTACCATCTCGAACAATAATTTCTCTGTTGTGGCCTTCAAAATCATTTATTTCATGATTAAAATATCCAACAATAGGACTTCCTGGTAGTTTACGTCCCATTTCCGCGGCCACTTCTTTGGTAATTACAGTATGGTTGCGGTTAGGTTGCTACCCAACGTAGCAAACTTTGCAGACACCTTTACTAACTAGAGGAGAAATCTAAGTGTTCTAAATATATTCCATCGTATTTAAAATGGGAACACTAATATGCAAGTTCAATCCCTCCTTTATGACGAACTTTCTTGATTAGCTATTGTCTTATCTGACTTTTCGCCATCTTCTTTTTTGGGCCTGCCGGCTCCATTAGTATTAGTTGAACTTGTCTACTTATTCTAAGAATTAGTTTTAGATGACTAATTATTATTACCCAAATCTTTTCCGCTTCTGGTATTAGAACTCATAGGCGGAATCATAATTTCTGCTAAATTCAATACTTCGTTCTCAAATGTTAATGTAGCTAATATACTCGATTGAGAATGACCTAAAGCAATCTGTGGCAACATCTTAGAATAACCCAGTTGAGCGTGCTCTTTATATAATTTAGATAACTCTTTATAATTAAACTAAGTAGTTTCTAACATTTCCGCTCTAAACTCATAATGATTTTTGCGATTAAATTTCTCTACTACTCGATTTAATAAATCTGTAAACATGAGAGGAATATCTCTTACGCTAGATTCATCTGTCAAAATAGAATTTGTAACTGCAATATTGCCATCTGCATTAAACAAATTATGAGTTACACCTGAGTTATTATAAACTGTACGTTCAACTTTTTCCAAATCGTCTGTCGTTGTATTAGAATTATTATCTTTTGTATCAATTTTTTCAATATCTGCAAAAGTTGTTAATACATCTACACCAATAGCTCGTTTTAACATAGTTACAGCATTATTATGAATATCCCTTGCTTCATCAACATCAAAAATCAAATCTCCATTTTTATCAAGAGGCAACTTCTAAATAATAATTTTTAATAATTGTTGCATTGTCTTTTGACGATCTAATTCTTGCGCTTGATCCAAATCAATAATAGAAGGAATAACCCCAGCTAGAAAAGGAAATTCATTATCATTTAGACTAAACTTTACAGAAATACTAGGATCTAGTGGATACCATACAGTAGTATCACCTGGATAATCCCCTTTTAATTTTCCCTGTTTATAAAGAATATATGCCTTTTGAATGTCCTGTGGAAAAATCTTTAATATCTAGATTTTATACTGCGGATTGGCAAAATAAGTGTCAAAAAACTAAAGATTTAATTCTACTATTGGATTAGGGCCCTAGAAATATCTACTTCTGCAATATGAAGCTGGTAATTTCTAAATTGCAAATCTATCTCCAAAATCAACAATTACACCATAATAAGCTCCTTCTTTAATAATATCTAATGATATATTTCCAAGCATTCTCTTCACACTAGATTTATCAAGGTAAAGCAAGACCTTTGAAAAATCTTTCAATAGCTTATCTTTATCTTTCTACGCGTCTACTGTGTATGGAGTAATATACCAATCAAATCTATATAAGAAGGCTAAATATTTACATAATCTATAATAAATACCGCTACTTTCATAAAAGTAATTAGAAATCTCTCTTAAAGTCTTGTAATCATGCTTATAAATAGCATTTAATACAAACTTTTTATCTCCATAATTTCTATTTATCTTTTTATATGTGCCTAGATTAATAAGCGCATCATCCACAGACCGTAATCCAACTCGCATTTTTGCATAATCAACAGTATCATAGTTCAAAAAATCTTCTTCCTATTGATAACGAGTAATAATACCTCGATCTAGTAGATCAAAACCTTTAGCTCTTATTTCTTCCTATCGACGTTTTAACAAAATATCACCTCCAGGTGTTAATATCCAGCTTTACTCATTAAATAATCATAAGAGATGATATTTTCCTCCGTATAGGGAACTTCAATGAGGGTAATACCTTTTAATGCACAAAATCTACGCTTTTGATTATCATTATATTTCTATTGGTATAATCCTCTATTTCCACCAAATTTACTAACAGCCTAATAATGCTATTTACCCTGATACTCAATTAAAAAATCAAGATTTCCATCATCATCAAAAACAGCAAAATCAAAACGAAGTGGCCTACCACTTGGTGCTTTCAGCCCAGGAAACTCATACTCTTCTTTAAAGTTCATGCCATTTTGCTCTAATATCTCATGAATTTTAATTTCTCCACGACTGGCCTTCATATCTCACACCTCACTCATAAACATAAAATCTGAAAATCTTCTACTTTTACGCTTGCGTTTACTATCTTCTTCCTATTTAATATAATATAATCCATATTCAAGCGCAGAGAATTTATCTTTGGGCACAGACTTATTTGCCTGTTTTAAAATAATATTTACACCCTCATTTTCTTCTCGCAAATTTAGCATTTCTTCTCTTAATATAGAAGTTAAAGTGAATGGTTTTAAATATTCTGCCCGCTCTTCTGGTTTCATGGCTTGACCTTTCTTGGTACCAAGTAATTTATTTCTAGCAACTTTTTCGTCGATTAAAAATCTTAACTTTCCAGCCCGCAACTATGTCTAAACATTGCTATGGGCTTCGGTATTAATTGGCGCATTTGCCTTAATTTCATAAATAGCATCATATTCTGTATTATCTGTTCTAAATCGTTTGTATTCTCCATCTTCATCATTAGCTACACCAAAATCAGGAAAAACTTCATTGGTATCTGGCACTATTTGTGGTTTAACCATATAATCCATCAATCCAGCACCAAGTCCATTACCGTCAATAACAATAATTTTAGCTTTATAATCATAATATAATCTTTTTAGCTTAATTGCCTAATCTTCAAAATGTTCATCATCCATAGTATATATATTAACAAGAGACTTAATCGCTGGTCCTTGAGACTGAGGGGTTACTTTAAATACACATACAACAGATTGACATTTCTTTCTTCCTACATCAACAGAAAGAACATAATATGCTTGAGCAGAAGAGCGCCCGGAAGATTCATATTCAGGCTAAAGCAATTTTCTACTTCTATCAAAAGCATCACCATTAAAGAAGGCATCTTCTACGGTGCCACTCCATTTAGATTCATACTCTCTATCAAATGATGCTTCATTAAATGTACCATCTTGTTTTAACTCCTATACAAAGTTGCGGGATTGCAATCCCACTAGCACAGGAATTCTCCATGTTCCGCCCATTACAATACTCTTTTCGGGTTCTAGTATCATGCGCACTAGCAAAGTAATCAACTTATTATATGGGAATGTGTTTTTCCACCCCGCAGTAGTTACATAAATCTAAGATTTATTAAGTGTTTCTTCTTCATGAACAGATCCGTCTAAACATCTTCTATCAACGTTCATTAGAGGGATTAAAACTTCATTTAAAATATCTCCATCTACACCAACGCACTCCTCAATTAATCCTCCATGTCTACGCTTACCACGAGAAGATTCTCTAGCCGCGACGTTGTCAAAATAAGATCCATTTTTGAAGATATACTTACAATAATCTTTTCCTTCCTAAGTCTTACCTCTTCGCCAATCAATCTCTCTCTAAAGTGCGGGAATCGCATTACAAATTTCCTAGACTTTTTCTTTTGCAATACCTGCTGCCTATTCTTTTCCGCCAGAAGTAATGAATAGCTTACATCCAGGATATAATATACATCTACACATAAGTACCATTACTGATAAGAATGACTTAGAATAAGCACGGGGAAATACCATGTATACATACTTATATCTCATGGCCGCCCGCAAGAAAACTCTCTAATAAAAATAAAAATTAATTTCTTTTTTTCTTGTCTCGTCTCCGCCGGTCTACAAAAAGTCAATAAACATATCTGGATATTCTCTCCAAAAAGCTATATACTATCTTGCTGCTGGAATTATCGCACGAACTCTTTCTTCGGAAAGACCAATTTTCTTATTATTATTTGAAAGGTTTAATAAATCTTTTAATGCCATATATTAAACCTCCTTTAATATATTATTTAACATTTCCTCATCTTTGTCTCTTTCCGACTCTTTCATATCTTCATACTCTTGATAATCTTCTTCTGTTAATTCTGGATGCTCGTAATTAAATAAATCTTCATCCTCATCGCTATCTTCAACATCAATATTTGCCTCGCGTTCTCTGTCTTTAACTATTTCTCTTAACGAAGCTTCGATCATATTACCAAGATTCATTTCCTCTGTAACTAGAGTATGAGTATATTGCTGTAAATCCTAAAGAGTTCTATCTACTTTATCTTGTGGCCCTTCCGTATAATATCTAGGAATAAAACCCTCTCTTTCACAAAGGGCTACTAATTCACCTATTGAATCTACAAATTCACCGGATTCGCCTTTGTTCTAAGCAGCCGTAAATTTGCCGCTTTTCATTAAACTATCATAGGCTTTTTGCATCTTCTAAAAGCCATCAATATCTCCAGCATCAATTAACTAATTTGCTTTTAAACTAGCTTTACATACCATAATAAGAGTATCTTTATGACCTGCTCCTTGAATATCATAAGAACTCATCATATCATTATAAAGCTGCTCCATTCTTACTCTTTCTTCCCAAGAATATCCGCGGCCCCATTTAAGACGTAATACTAATTTATCTTCTTCGGTTAGCTAATCACCAAAATCATCATCTTCCTCTGGATCTTCATATTCTGGAGTTCCTACAGGGGCCTAAACATCCTCTAATTCTTTTGGTTTTGGAGGAGTTCTATCAATAGACAACTGCTCTTGAATTTCATCTTCTGTAAATCCTTGAGCCTTCATATTAAGAACTTTTTTATCAATGGAATCTTTCTCTAGCGTTTCTGTATCTGCCCAAGTGTATTTATTCCATTGCTTTAATTTCATTTTAGATAAATAGCGTCCAATAATAGTTAATCCAGTAACTTTCTTTGGATCTTTTCCATATTTCTCCAATAAACCATTCCATTCTTCTTTAATATATGGAACGTCAATCTCCTATAAAATCCATTTATAAGTTTCTGGATCCCAGTTATCTACGTGCATAGTAAGACACTTTTTACAAATATCCATCTTTCCATCTGGAGGATACTTCTCTAAATTTTTTGATGTATAAAACTATTTATCATCCATAGTTTTACCACATTTTTTACAATAATGGCTCATTTATAATCAACCTCTTTTCTTATTGCGACAGCGCTTACAGATACTATACAAATTATCCTTACTTGTCTTATTCTTTGAAAAGAATTGATTATGGGCTGGCTTTAATTGCCCACACTTAGAACATTTTTTCATTGGGTATCCTTTTTGTTTATACTACCAACGTAAAAAATCTTCTAAAGCTTCTTCCGCAATGAGTTTAGGAATCTTATTTCTCCATAGGCTAGAAATATATTCAACGCTATATGTTTTACCAAACTCATTTTTTAATATTTCCTATATTTCGTTATTCTACTTTTTATCAATTTTGAGTTCAACAATTCGTAAATAGATTGGAAAGTCTTTGAGAGCTTTATCACATATTTCTTCAAATGATTGAATTAAATACCATGTATCTCCCTCAAACTAATCATAACTATCTTCTTTTAATTTTGAATAATTGCATAAAATAGCAGAAACAACATTGGCGTCCATTAGCGAAATACCCTTTACTACTACCTCCTGTCCATTAAGATAACTCTAATCATCAAGAGGAATATGAGTTCTTACGGATCTCGTTAATTTACATGGTATAATAGGTTTCTAATATGCTTGCTTAATGATATACTAATCTTTTCGCATCTCTATTAATGCTTTTTTCATCATATATGCCTATTTTGTCCCAGCAGCGCGTTTTAAAGCGCCCTCCCAGACATTAATGGTTTCTCTCAACTATTTTAAACATGGTATAGTATCTAAATCTTTCTGTGTAATAGAAATCTTTGGCTAAAATATAACATTTTTATTTTCTGACATTAAACCATAAATGCCATCCTCGCCATTTTCCATCTATGACGCAAGCCCTTCGAAAGAACATTCTCTTTTATTAACAGTAGCCATTCTATTATCTGTTAATATATTCTTTTCTTTCTTCTCTTGCTTTTCCATACATAGAACTAAATAATCTGCTAATATTTCTAAATAACTCGAACTAAGGTTCGGATTTTCTGCGATTATTTTTTCGACAAGCGCCTTCCGTTCTTCTGGAGACTCAATAGTATAATCTAATTTTATCATACTGTCATCTCCTTTTATACTCATATAATAACAAAAAAAAACTAGATTGTCAAATCTTATTTGATTAATTTATTTAAAAATGTTATAATATAATTATAAAAAATAAGATAGGAGATTTGTTTGCCAATGTTCTTTGACGAACCATATTTAGATTTACCGAAAAAAGCATAGTATTATTTTAATATCTTAATAATCAGTATTGCTATATCTCCATAGTATGCTTAGGAAATCTTCCAAAATAAAGCAATAAGTTTATGGGATATTTAGGGAGTTAATGATCCTAGACCTATTGCTATTCATATATATACTTCTTACCATATTAATAAAGATTTTGACTATGAAGTATAGTGTATTCCTCACTAGGTATTAGAAGTTAATGAAAATGAAATATCTTTCTATGAAATGATTGATTACGATACTAGTGACCCTTGGAGGCTTAATCCAGATGCAATAGATTAATATAAAAGAATATTTTCAACAATAGGTAAACAAATTGCGGGAGATTAGTGGTAATGTTCCATCACTCATGATTATCGACGCAACAGCCTAGGATCCCGCAAATCAAATTTATATTCGTAATAAAATAAAAGACTTTAATGCTCTTGGTTGGGAAGCAGAAGTGTTTAGAGCGAATAGTTCAGTAGAGTTAAGATTACTCTTAGGCCATGCGAAAGACTGGGATGCGGTAATAGTTCAAATGCCAGTAGCAAATGGAATTGATTTCAATTATAGTCAAATACCTATCTCTAAAGATGCGGATGGTTTAAATCCTATGAGCAATATTACTCCAGCAACAGTAAGAGGAATTATAGACTATTTGGATGAATGTGGTTTTAACTACGAAGGTAAATCTGCTGTTATTTTGGGAAGAAGCGATATTGTAGGAAAGCCAATGGCTAAAGCTCTACTGGATAGAAATATGACCGTATCAGTATGTCATAGCAAAACAGATATAAATACAAAACTCTATTTAACAAGGCAAGCAGATTTAATTGTCTCTGCGGTAGGAAAATTTAGCTTAACAAGAGAAGCCTGTCCTAACGCTATTGTTATAGATGTTGGTATTCGCAGAAATGAAGCAGGAATTATTCTTGGAGACTTTGTAGAAATTGATGAAATTGCAAAAAGAAATAATGTATGGTCAACTTCTGTCCCCGGAGGAGTAGGTCTATTAACAAGATTGGGGTTGATGAAAAATTGTTTATAGTTAGCGAAACAGGCGCAAAGATAATGAAATTTTCGGGAGATTTTGACAAATATGCTGAAGAAGTTCTTCATATTAACAATCCCTTTCGAAAATTTTATTATACACAAAGTCCTTCAGTATTTAAAACTAACACCGATGGTATCATAACAATAGATATGGAAGAATCTCGAAAAATATATGAAGAAACAAAAGTAAATAGAGAAGAATGGATTAAATTAAGAGATAGATATGTCGCAGAAAGAATACTGCGGGAACTTGGATATGAAGTTCTATTAACCTCGTCTTATTTTGAATACTATCCTGATGCTATTCCTTGTGAAGGAGCGTCAGGGCAATGCACAATAGACTGTAGAATGAATGGGTGTAAATATGAGTAAAATGTGTCCTTGCATTGATTATTGTTATAATAGATTCGGTCGGTAGTACACACCAGACTGCGACAATACTTGCGATTATGCAATTAAAGTTAAAGAAAATAAAATGCTTAAAGAATATTTAAAGAGATTAGCGGCGGAAACAAATAGTTTACACACTTTATTTGAAGATTGGGATAATTAAATTATCCACTTCTGCCCAACCGCACGGAAGAAAGGAAACTGCAATGAAACGAGAAGAGCTCAAACAACACGCGCAATCGCATTACGCAGACATTAAAGTGAGACTCAGGGAAGATACAGATCGCGCAATTATAAACTCTGAAATTTTTGGCCCCAATCTTCCTTTTCCGCAAAAACCGCGAGAAACCCACCATAATACCTTTTATCTTAAAGACCAAGATAGTGTATCCTGCCTATTCGGTTTAACCGATCGGAGCAAGACTGCGATCTTAAATTATGCAAGCTATAAACATCCAGGTGGTTATTTCCTTGGAGGTAGCTCTGCACAAGAAGAGGCATTGTGTCACGAAAGCAACCTTTATCCTATTCTTCTTGCTTTTGATGATACTTATTACGCATGGAATAGACAGAGACTGAATCGAGCCCTATATCTTGATAGAGCTATCTATACTCCTGATGTAGTCTTTGAAAAAGACGATAGTAGAAAATTAGCTGATGTAATTACTTGTGCTTCTCCTAATTATAGAACAGCACATACTTATCAGCAAGTTCCTCTTTCTCTAAACAATAGGATAATGGAAGAGAGAATTAATTTTATGTATCGAATTGCCGAGGTTAAGGGAGTGGAAAATTTAATCGCGGGAGCCTGGGGCTGTGGTGTTTTTATGCAAGATCCATCAACGGTCGCCACCTTGCTCGTAAACGCAGCCCGCAATTATAATATTCCAAATATCTATTTTGCGATTCCAAACCGCAATTCCCGCAATTTTAGAATTTTCTTGGAGGTTTTGGAAAAATGTTCAAGCAATTAATTATTGCGAGGCGAGACTTAAATATGTCTCCAGGGAAACTTGCCGCACAAGTTTCCCATGCTTCTATTGCTTTTCTTTTGGAAAAGTTATATTGGGGAAGTAAAGAAGTTGTTAAAGAAAGAGACGGTCTTATGTATCATATAGGAATAAGCCTCGATAGAGACTTATTCCATAATTGGATAGCGGAAGCGGAGACCAAAGTAGTTTGTAGAGCGAAGAATAAGAATGATTTGTTAAAGGCTGTTAAGATAGCAGAAGAATTAGGATGGGAAGAGAATAAGGATTATTGGCTTATCTATGATGCTTGTAGAACAGAGTTAGAACGCGAAGGCCCGGAAGGGACTTTGACGTGTATTGGATTTAGGCCAATGGAGGCGGAAGAAATTGACAAAATTGGGAAGAAGTATTAATATAGTTTTGATTTTACTATTGTTGATTGCTTGCGTGGAGGAGAACAATCGCTATCCAAGGCTAGAGTATATTCCTACAATGTGGAGATCTGATGCGATTAATATTAAACTAGAGGATGGATATAATTTGATTTTTAGTTTTGAGGCAACCGACGATGGATAAAGTATTAGTATGGTTTGACGGCAAGCATTATTATAATATATGCGCAGTCTGTGGAGAATTATATCCAATTTACAAAGTAGAAGATCATATTATATATAATTTAAAAAAGAAGTGTAAATGCGGAGAGAAGAAGTGAGTTCTTCTCTCTTTTCGTTATTGAGATTGAAAAGTCGATTTAGATTTTGAAATGGCGTGGCAGAACGATTTTACAAAAAAATTTCCAGTTTTTCCCAAAATACACGCCCCTCTTTCACATGGTAAAGTATTGAAGTGTAGTTGGCCTCTTTCACTCGTTAAAGTACGAAAGCAAGAAAGCACGCCCCCTAAAGGAATACGCGCGCGTAAAGGATTTGTGCAAACTGCACAACAAGATGTTATTTATTTTGTGCAAAAGAGAGAGAAAGAAATTTCAAAAAAACTATTGACAAGTGAGCATTTTGGTGGTAAACTGGACTTGTCCAGTAGGACAGAGACAAAAGCACGGCACTTTGAAAATTAAAAAAATTTCAAAAAAGGTATTGACAAACTGCTAAAGGTTTGATACAATACAGACAGAACAAAAGAGAACCACACCACAAAAAGAAAGGGAGTCAAAAGAGTATGAAAAAGATTGATTTTACCAATGAAGATCGAGCCATTATTATGGAGTATATGGCCGCTAAGATGGCTAAGTCTGCGGCGGAGGCGGCGGAGAAAGCAGCTAAGGCTAAGGCTAAAGAGCTATTCTCCAGATTAGGTAAGGCTTTTAAGGCTACGGACAAAACAAGTTATCTATATGGCACGGTACAAATGCAGGGTAAGGCGAAAGCGGTGGTATATAAAGAAACTACCGCAAAAGGAACGGTTGACTGGAAAGCCTATGCTATGGCATTAGGTGGAACGGAAGCCGAAGCAGAGCAATTCCGCAGACCTTCCGATATTCGTACCTCTTTTGATTGGGCGACAAAGACCCAAGAAGAAGAAATTAGAGGATAACAGTTTATAAACCCTGCCTTGCAAAACACAAGGCAAGGCAGGGTTATAATAATTAAAAGAAAGGGGTATACTATATGTATCAATTACAGGTTTTAGCCAATGAGAAAATGCGCTATTATGAACCATCCACCCTTTCAATGGCAAGATGGAAAGCCAGTCACGAGATAGTCAATCCCAATCATTGGATTGTAGATTTATCCAGTGGAGAAATCGTAGATTAAAAAGAAGCTGACCTAACGGCTATACGGGGAGAAAGGATAAAAGACTATGAACAATTATATTAAGTGGTTCGTTGGGCCTACTTTTAGAAAGCGTGAATTTATTAAACTTTTGCGGTATAAGATGAATGTGCGTTCCGCAGAGGTAGAGGACGGCATCATCTTAGACCTGGATGCTTTTAATGCCATGCGAGTGGCCTATATGCCACACTGGGCTTATATCAATAGAAAGTTTATCAATAGCAATCTGCATACCAGAATTGCAAGCGAAGACGAATATAAGGTTGCTATGGTCGGAGATACAATCGGTACTGAATGGGTTAAAGAACAGGAGGCAAAGAAATGGAAATGAGAATTATTAAGCGGATAGGAGGCGGCATTTGTGCCGCTCTCCTACTCTGGGCAGTTCTTAGTTGGGCTGATATAGTGGCGGATAACTGTGAGCCAAACCCACAGCACAGCGAATATAATATGTTCGTTCTCATGACTAAATAATAGGAGGAAAAAAATGTATAGAGGGACTTATATCGACGCCATTGGCCGCAAGCGCAGAGAGATGGGATATTTCAGTCTTAATAAGCCCACTCTGAATAAACTCCATATACCAGTAATTGTCCAAGCGAGAGATAAGACAAGTGCGGCGAATAAAATCAATAGGAAATATAAGTTGCGTATAAGTCCCAGCAATCTACGGGAGGTGCCGATGGGCACAGGCTATCTCATGGAAACCATGGAGCTGTAAAGGAATAAAAATGACTGGCAATCTGCACAAAGATTGCCAGTCATTTTTATGCACTTTTCCATATTGACTTTTCGCCGGGCCGCCAGCGTGCGCCGCGGCCCAAATTTTTATTTATCCGGCAGTTTCAACAATTATATGATCGAAAGTCTGTGCAATTCGACAAAAGATTTTCTCCCGAAATTACTTGACATTCCTCTTGTCATGTGTTATTATATACTTGTCCAGAGGGACAAGGTCACAAAAAGAATTTGAAAGGAAGTAAAAGAAATGACTTTGAAAATGATTGCAGGTCTGCTTTCTCCGCTCGCAGAAGATACCATGTTCTTTGACGGGGAAGGGGTCGAAATTATCAATGAGAATACTCAAGCTCATTACCATGAGCTACCTGATCACAAGATAACCCTGGGAGGAGACGTCATTGAGGCGTCTAAGGAATGGGTGCTGGGACTTCCGGTAACTGGCATTAAAGCAAGAGGCAACAATCTAATCATTTATGTAGATGGTTAAGAAAACCTGCGGGAGTGGAGGTTTATGGCCTCCACTCCCCACGATAAAAAAGGAGAAATAAATATGATTGCTGTTATTAAATTTGAAAGTGCAGAAAAGTCTGTGGAGTTTGGAAACACAATTTGTAATATGGCTGGTTGGTGTTTGAGTCATCCTCTCAATTCCAATGTTACCGGCTGTGTTCGTACGCTTGATTTTAATGCCGGCGACAAGCAAGATAGAGCCTTATATAATTATCTGCTAAAAATTGGAGCTTTCGAGGAGGTGGAATTAAAGTGAGTATTGAGCGTTTACCGCACACATATCCCATTGGCTCCACTGTTTGGACAAATAAGGGATATGGCACAGTTCTACTTCACATTGGTAAATACCATCTGGTTTGGTTACAGAGATTAGGGTTGGCGTAATGCCGGCCCTATTGATTTTTTCAAAAAAATATATTATAATAATTATAGAAAAATAAAGAAAGGAGTTTTTCTAATGACCTTAGAAGTGCTGAAAGCACTCGCGGTTATTTTGGAGTTCTGTTTGAACTAGGATTCTTGTAAAAATTGTCCTATGTCTCAGTTCTGCCAGAAATGCCTTGCGAGTGGTAAATGTTCCTTCCGATTGTTCTAAATCGGCGATTCCCGTGATGGAGTCGTTTTTCGCACGAGCCTAGGTCACTAGAATTTATTTATCAAAATGCAAGAAACTACTTTCTCTCGCAAATTAGATTCAAGTGGTAGAATTATGATTCCGATTCGCTTGCGTGAACAAATGGGACTTACTTCCGGTTAGGAATACTATTTTACTACTATGGTAAAAGATGGTAGAAAATATATCTGTATTGACTGCGGATCGGTTGATTCCTCGCTTGAAGAAGCTATGAAAATTATCCAAGCAAACGGATTAAAGATTGTTGAAAATGCCGATTGACTTCTCAAAAGAAAGGGAGTTGTTGGTATGCAGAAATTAATGACCTCCTGAAATTCAGGAGGTTCTTTTTTTTTATTCGTTCGCCCGGCCGTGCACCACAGGCGCGGCCGGAATTTTTTATCAAGAGGCAATTTGCACAATTTTCCAGCCGAAATTTTGTGCAGTTTGCCTCTTGTTTTCTATCCCGAAATCTGATATACTTTAATCAACCTAAAGAAAGGAAGTAAATCAAAATGAAAAAGATGCTCTGCTTTGATATGGATGGAACAATCGCTGACCTGTACGGCGTGGATGATTGGTTAAAAGATTTAATGAATGAAAATCCCTATCCATATACAGTCGCCAAACCTCTTTGCGATATAGAAGAATTGAATACCGTTCTTAATAAACTCATTGAGCAGGGCTGGGAAATTCGGGTTATCAGTTGGCTTGCAAAAGACAGTTCTAACTCATATAAAACTGCTGTTCGTGACGCAAAGCGCACTTGGCTTGCAAAATACAACTTCCCCGCACATAAAGTCCACCTTGTGGAATATGGCACAACAAAAGCAAATTGTGTGCGGAAACACTTTGAGCCGGGAATTAGCAATTTCATTTTGATTGATGATAATAAAAGTGTGCGGGATGGCTGGCATTTAGGGGAAACAATCGAGCCACATGAAGATTTACCTACGGCCTTATGGCGACTGGTAGAGTAATCCACCAGTCAATCTTAAAATAAGAAAGGAAGTTTTGTAAATGAAGATTAGAAAGGTTAATAGGCTTATCCTCAGCGAGGAAGAGCGACAAGTATTGAAAAATGCGTCCATTCTCATTGGTCAAATTGATCAGGTTATGGCCGACAATGAAATTGATGACGATATTTCGCTTGAAGATTTGAGCTATTGGCTTGACGAGATTATCAATAAAGAATATCTTGGATATTAAGAGGGCTTCGGCCCTCTTATTTTTACTCTTTAATATCGTTTGGGCGGCTCGCTGGCGCACGCGGCGAGCCGAGTTTTTGTTTTTGTCGATGTTGCACAATTTTGGCTTGCAAATTTTGTGCAATTTGCCATCTTGTAATTATCCCGAAAGTATGGTATTATATATTTGTCAAGAGGGGAAGGCCAAGAAATCAAGAGGTCGCGAACTCTTAGAAAGTAAAGGAAGTAAATTTATATTGTGTCGTAAGTCGAGTGAACGCCGTTAGAATAGGCCGTTCTAATGCCCAGTAGCTTGCAGTAAATCGCAATAAAAATTTCCTTTTCCTCTTGACATCAAGCATGATATGTGCTATAATAAACTCAACAAGAGGAAAGGAAGTCAAAGATTATGATTGATAAGCGTAGACACTATGTTTTGGTGGTTGATACTGAAACTGCTAACACACTGACTGAAACTGACGAAAACGGCAAAGCCCGCATGGATATGAGTTGCGTTCTTGTCTATGATTGCGGATGGGCGGTAGTGGATACCAAGGGCAATATTTATGAAACTGCCAGTTTTGTAAATAGGGACATTTTCAACGATGAGCGGGATCTCATGCGGACTGCTTATTATAATTGGAAAATTCCCCGCTATATTGAGGAACTGCGGGCCGGCACTCGTAAAATGGCTACCACTTATGAAATCCGCCAAGCTATGCTCAATACCATTGAGCGATACGGCATTAAGGAAGTTGCGGCTTATAATGCCAGATTTGACGATAATGCCTTGAGAGTTACACAGCGTTATGTGACCTACTCCAAGTGGCGTTATTGGTTCCCGTTTGACAGCGTGGAGATTTGGGATATTATGAAGATGACACAGGATGTTATCTGCAATATGCCCACTTATAAGAAATTCTGTCAGGAAAACGGATATGTCCAGGCTAATGGTGTCCCCCGCAAGACTGCGGAAATCGTGTGGCGGTTTATCTCTGGCAATACCGATTTTGAAGAAAGTCATACGGGGCTTGAGGATGTTCTGATTGAGGCGGAAATCATGTGGTATTGTATGCGTCAGCATAAGCCCATGAGAAAGGCCCTGTATGAGAATAAAAGAGAGTTTCCGTCTATGACAGATTTTCAGCGTCAACTTTCCGCAAGTTTGAAAAATAATCCGACAATTCGGGTAGGGGCTTAAAGCCCCGCCCGATAGAAAGGAAAAGAAATGTTTTCAAGACAGTTTACCACTAACCATCTTGACCCCGATTATGTCTATGAGGTTATTCACCTTATGCAGCGACTGGGATGGTTTGTTGATGGGCCGACAGAAACCGGACTTTTGACTGTAAATATCCTTCTGGATGATATGCCGCTTTGGGATATGGTTTATAGTTATATGATTGATATTTAAGAGGGCTTTACAGCCCTCTTATTTTTTTTTATATCTAAAAGGTCGACGGCCCGCGGATGGCTGACGCGGGCCGAATTTTTCAATGGTAATGTTGCACAAAAATTTCGTCCCGTTTTTGTGCAGAATTTTGCACAAAAACTCTCTCCCAAAATTCCGATTTTTTGTGCAATTCGACGCTTGCAATCTGCTTTTGCTTGTGGTAAAATACATTCAGAAAGTGAGAGAGACGAACGGCAGACAGTGACAGCGAATTTCTCAAAAATCTTTCAAAAACCTCTTGACAAGCCTTTGAAGATGTGCTATAATAAGTACAGAAAACAAGGCAATGTACCTTGAAAATTAAATAAAAAGGGCTTGACAAACTTTCCAAAGTGTGTTACACTATAAGGGAGGTTGAGAGGGCAAACAAGTAAAGGGCAAAAGTTCTTGAAAAAAGTTTGAAAAACCTCTTGACAAGTACCAAATAGTGTGGTACAATATAATCAAAGGACAAGGACAGTCCTAAAAACCAGAAAGGATGTATATTATGGACGAGAAGAAAATCCGCATTACTAAGGCCCAGCGTTTTGAAGACATTAAGGCCCTCTTGACTGACGGCGAGGTAAAGTATGGCACTACCATCGAGGTGGCTATTACTATCATTGACCATGAGCTGGAGCTTCTGCGTAAGAAGAATAGCTCTAGCGGTGACAAGAAGCTGACTCCCACCCAGCAGGAGAACGAGAATTTTAAGGAGCAGATTATGGAGTATCTGGCTGATCTGGATGCCGATACCGATGGCGTGACCTGCACGGAAATTTTTAAGGCTATTCCTGATCTGACGGCCTATTCTAACCAGAAGGTCGCCGCCCTTGTGCGGCAGTTGAAACTCGATGGTCGAGTGGTCTGCACGGAAAAGAAGGGCAAGTCCCTTTTTAAGATGGCGTAACCCCGTATAGGGCGGGGTGAAAATCCCCGCCCTAACTTATAATATGGGGGTGATATTATATCCAGTCGTATTAGTGACGCTGAACGGATTGCAAGGTATAAAGCCCTGCAATTAACGCCGGAAGAGGAGGCAGATTTATTGGCCTATGATAAAGCGGTAGAGGCTGATAAAAAGACTAAATACGATTTACCGCCAGAAAAGGCGAAAATCGCTCAAAAGTTTGCCCATGCTGGAACGCGCAAACAGCCAACCGCATATAAGTTCACTACACGGCAACGCAAGCCAAACGCCACGAAAGGCGGTATAATTGCGGAATTGGCAGAGTTTTTGGAAAAAAACAGTCAATTCTCTATCGCTGACTTGTCTATTACTAACAAGGAAAGACAGATTGCGTTTTCTATTGGTGGGGATAGTTTCGAGTTGACGCTTGTGCAAAAGCGTAAACCGAAGAAATAACGTGGTAGGGTCGGCCTACCCCGGCCCTACCAGAAAAGAGGTAAGTTATAGTTAGTTTACAGACAAGGGGAAAAGAGTTTCTATATGTCGGACATTATATCGACAAAAAGGGGCGCTATATTCTCAAGATTGGCACGACAAATGATCTTGAGCGCAGAGCCGCAGAACATACGAGAAATTATAAGCGGGCTCCAGATTACACCATGCCGGAAGATGGTTCCTTTATCTATGATTGGCATATCAAACTTTCCAAGTATAATACCCTCCGATATGAGGATGTAAACCGGACTTTGTGGCAGAATATGGGAATTGGTCGTTTTATCAGAAATGACCGTTTCTTGTGCGACACTCCTCCGGCCATGGTTACGGTGGTTATTCGCAAGGCATACCCGATAATTCTCAATTAAAGAAAAATCTCCCCTTATGGGGAGATTTTTTTTACGCAAAATTTTGGGCGGACCGCTTGCGTGCGCCGCGGTCCGATTTTTTCTTCTATTGTCATTTTCAACAATTTTGAATTGAAAATCTGTGCAACTTGACAGCTTGACTTTCTCCCAAAAATGTGGTATCATTTAACTATGGAAAGGAGATAAAAGAAATGGAAAGTCTGAAACAATTTCGTGTTAATTTTCAAGTTACCTTTTGGTGTGAAGGTCGCAAGGGTATTTTCTCTAAGAAGCCTTATAAATTTACGGTATCATTTTGTGATGATATTATACTTTCTACCTTTTTAATCAATGCTCGAACCGAAAAAGAAGCGGTTAAAACGGGGAAAAACTATGTTGAAAATATAGTTCAATGTTGGGTTGAACAGTCAGAAGAAAATCAAGCCACAGGCGAATATATGATTTTAACTGGAAATATGGCTGATACAAAAAGATTTGAGTGGTCGCCTAAAATCTACGCCATTACCGGGTATGAAATTAAATTTATTTCTTGTGAAATGGTTTGCGACTGGGCAAAAGAAAGGGTCGAGAGAGCGGCAAGAGAACTGACTATGGAGCAATTTAAGCAAGTTTTTAGTGAAATTCCGGCTGAGATTTTTCATTAAAGAAAGGAGATTTTTAGATGGTTGATATTGATTTCAACAAACTGAATGACGAGGAGTTGCAATGGTTGAGTGCTACAGCCTATAAAGAAGTGGCACTTAGAAAACAAAAAGCGCGAGAGAAAGATTGGAATAGTCTAATCGAAGAGATAGACGAGTATTGTAAAAAGTATGGAGAAATAACTATCGTTGAATATGGAGATAAATTTGTTCTTGAATTTCCGATACGGTGTAACTGTATAGGAGAAATCAATTTAGAAAACGAGGATTAAGAAAAGAGAGGCTTTGGCCTCTCTTTTTATTTTATATTTTCTAAACTCGACGGGCCGGTCGCGGGCGACTCGGCCCGAATTTCCCCGATCGGACCATAGCGCAAAATTTTCATAGCAACTTGGCCATAACGCAACTTCATAGCAATTTTCCCAAAATTCATAACGCCATCTTTCAAACACCGATCGGCCCTACTTTACTTCTTTCTTTATCTAGTTCCGATCGGTCCAGCAATATTGGCTCTCTCGTCCAATTTTTTATAATAAAAATCTTAAAATTGTCAAGTATTCACAGTACCAAAACTTTCTAAAATACAACTAGCAATAGCAAAGATATAGCTATGAAAAACAAATACGACCAGAGATTTCTTTCGCGGAACCGATCGGTTTAACACGATTTTATGATAAAAAATAGCTCAAAAATAGAGATTTTAGCTAGATAAACCGATCGGCCCGCGATCTTTTACCTCTTGTTATCGCAAAATATAACAAAAAACCTCTAAAATCTTGCAAAAATGCGCGTTTTTCTAACAAATTTACTTAAAAATAAGCAAAAAATGCCTCGTTTTTCTCAAAATTTCTTGATATTCACAGAATTAAAACCATTAAAGATACAGCAAACAATAGTAAAGATGTTGCTAACTATTTGAAAAGGAAAAATCTTTTCCGCGGGATTCCGTTAAAGCGATCTTTTTATCTAGACCCGATCGGTTCGACAATATATAAAAAATATAATATAATATATACATAAGATAAAGAAAAGGAGGATTTTAGTTTAAGAAGCATCATAACGCTTTTTCTAACTAAAAGAACTTATTATGAATAGTTATGAGATTATGATTCGTGATGCAATGCAGAATGGTTCTACTCAGGAGGAGATTGCAAAGGCATTTACTGATGCTATGAATAGAATCTCCGAGGCTAACGCCGCAGACCATGAACGAGATATTCTTCTGGATGAGATTGAGTCTACTTTTTATGGCAATGTTGATGATTTGTCTCTCACTGAGGATGACGTTGGTCGTGTAGCTGCGCTGGTTTATAGCAAGAGCAATCCTAAGTGGACAGCAAATGATATTAAGCAGTTTATGCAGGCTATGACTGTAACTGCTAAGACTTCCGCTCGAGTAGTCAATGCAAAGAGTCTTGATGAAGTAATTGACATTGCTGTTGACTCTATTTCTGATGCTCTCGCAAAGAGTGTGCCTCAGGTTAAGGGTAATACTAAGTCTGATGAAGATAGTATTATGGAGTTTTTGAAGCATTTAAAGTAACAAGAGGAAAAAGATTAAAGGAGAGAGAAGTATTGTAGCTTCTCTCCTTTTTTATATATATTATAATCGCGGAAGGCTAGGTTTACGATCGTTGTGACGAGTGTTGTGATGGTTCGTACCTAGACCCGATCGGCACCCAACTCCATCATTTTATAAACTTCTTTTAATTTCCTTTAATTTCTTTCAATCTTCATATCTACATCTCTATCCAGTTCTATTTATCTCTCTTATCCTTCCAACCAAATCATATTTTATCTCGATTTTTCAATTCGATTTCTCTAAAACCTTCTTCTAACTTTTCAATTCGTTTTTCTAAATCGGTTATAGAGTCCTCTAAATCTTGAGTAAAAACATCTATACTTATCTACTTCTTCCTTCTACCTTTAAATACTTCCATGCCTTAATCCTCCTACTCATCGCTTTTTCACAAATACATAAAAAAGTCGCGACTGTTATCTTAACTCTGTTATCTAATATATGTTATATTTGTTGTATTGTCAGAATACCATGAAATGGATTTTTATTTACTTTCATGGTATTGTCAGAATACTATGACATGGTATTGTTGGAAAGCTATGAAAATCCTTTTTATTTAATTTCATAGTATTATCAGAATACCATGAAAACAATTTCATCGTTTTCCAACAAATACATGAAAATTTCATAGCTTTTTCACAATATGATGAAATCATAGTATTCTCAGAAATACATGAAATTTTTCATAGTATTGCAGAAATACGATTAAAAAGAAAATTTCTCTCCATCTGGAGCTATATAATTATACTTATCGTCGTCACTATCAATAGGAATCTCGTAAAAATCGTAATATCCTTTTCTCTCAACTGGAACTAAATATCCCTTTTTTACCAATCCATCTACTGCACTTGTATATTTCGCTCTCTTTATACCAAGCTCTTTTTCTATAATAGTAGGCCCAAAATCATAATCAGTTAACCTCTCAGATTGACTAGCAAAAAATATCCACAAAGAGAACTCTCCATCTGTCAACTCTCTACGGGCCGCAAATAACGCTTCCTTATTAATCCTAGCATATATATTATTAGTATCACATGGTTCCTTATGAATATGATTAATAGTTCGCTAATTAGGACTTCTTCTTTTGTCTGCCATGGCAATCATCCTCCAATAGCGAACTTATCCCTTTATACTTCTAAACTGCATCCCTTAAATCCTAACTATCTTCAAAAAGATAAACATTTAACCAAGGTTTCTAAACATTAGGAACAGTTCCAACAATAATAAAACCAAGATCACAAAGTTTGCGTGCTAACTTTACCGTAAAAACTTTATAAGTATCATTAGTCATTTAGTTTAATCTCCTTTAGTCTATTTTATTTTTCTCAATATATTCTTTAACAGCCTTTCTAATTACCTAAGACATTGTTAAATCACAACTCTTAGCAAAGACTTCCAAATCTTTCTTCTCTTCCTCTGTTAATCTAACAGAAACAGTGGAATAATTCATAAAATCACCTCTCTACTATTCTTTACTTTTATTATAACATAATTTTCCGGTTTTGTCCTAAAATTTGTTAAACTTTTTTCTAAAATTATAAACAATAGAACAATCAATACATTAGAAAATTTTGGACAAGTCATTAGAAAAAATCGGACACTTTATTAGAAATTTTTGGACACTCGTTAGAAAATTTTGGACAAAAATACCTCTATGACCATTTTATTAAAATTACCGCGGAATTGTCAATTTCTCTGCCTAAAAAATTCCCGCATCCCCGCGAGAAATTATGACGGTTCGTTATAATCCATAAGATTTACTTGCGTATCTTAATAAAATATGGTAATATATTTATATAAATAAGAAAAGAGGTTTTACTTATGCCATTAGCTATTGGATTCTTTATATTACTCATGGTTACATCTCTTATAGTATTATATAAAGACTGTGACTCTTTTGCAGAATATCTATTCTCTACAATTCTCGGAGTTGTACTTTCAGCATTTATCGCTTTCTTATTTGCGATTATAATTTGTGGTATTGTTATTTTTGTTGAACCCGCAACCTATTCTGCGAAAACCACTCAAACATATTCTATTACTGCTTTGAGTGATAATTTTAGTTCTTACGTAGGCCGTTATTATACAGAAGATGGGCTCTATTACTCATTCCTGTATCAAACCGATAAAGGTGTAACCGCCAAATCTATTGAGGCAGATCAGTCCTATATTAAGAATACAGATGATGCCCCATACATAGAAGAAAACAAAATCCGTTTTAAAAACCCAGTTTTGAATTTCCTGCTTGGACCCTGGTCTACTGAGTATACCATCTATATTCCAGAAGATTCATTTATCCAAGAGAATTATGTAATCGACCTTGAGTAAAATAAAGACGCTCTTAAAAGAGCGTCTTTATTTTTTTATAAAATTATTATATAATATATATAGAAAGTTAAGGAAAGGAAGTAAAAGTTATGAAGATTAGTGAACTGATTAAATCAGAAGGATATAAGAACTCCACTGTAAGAATCTGCGAGTTCCTCGGCTTTTCTGATACAGACCAACTCAAAAGAGCTAAATTCTTCGCTATTCAAGAAACTTATAGTCCTATTCCGATTCTTGGGGTTAGTATTAGTAATGGAGACCCAACTTGGCGGTTATGCGAAGTAGATAATAATGTAAGAGATCTCTATTCTGTTGATGAAGGATATAAAATTCGCCTTAAAATTTGCAACGAGTTCGGAGGTCGTACTTACTATCAAAGTGACTTTCTTTCCTTGCTAAAAAGTGGACATATTGTTTACTGTCCCGATGAAAATAAATATGAAATTAAACACATCATTTGCGCAGAAAAAATCAGCAATGGAGCAATCTTAATTCATGAGTTTGATTCTGTAGAGGAGGTATAAAATATGGATATGTCATTTTTCGCATACACTGGCGCTTTTGAACTGGCTGCTCGAGAATTGGCTTCAAAGCCATGGGCTATGAATGATCCATCTCAGCAAGCTCAAATCTGCGCAAAATACGGCATCTTTTTTGATAACATAACAGATGATGAAATTGATATGCTTTCTCAAATGGTTGAAGAGTATTCTAATTAAAGAAAGGAAGAGAAATATGATTGGTGAGACTATTACTGTAAATGGAGTAAAGTGCCTTGTTCTTGACGAAATTGATGGTAACCCCTTCGTAATTGCACTTGAAGTGGGAATTGATTTTGTCTTTGGAAATTCTAATAACTATAAAGAGAGTACATTGCGGAAGGGCGCTGAGGCTTGGCTTAAGAAAACTGGCATCAAGGCTATTCCGCGCGATGTTGACCTGACTGCAATGGATGGATATAAAGGATATGGTTCGCTAAATACCACTGTTGCACCACTTACCTTCGATGAACATCGAAAGTATAATCATATCCTAACCCCTCATATCAAGGATTCGTTCTGGCTTGTTACTCCTTGGGGAAGCCCTGAAAAGGATAATTGGGCCTCGATCTACGTTTGCGGTGTCTACACCGATGGATCTGCGGACTACACCTACTACGGCGGCAGCATCGGGCTGGCGCCGGCTTTCATTCTTGATAAAAATGGGAAATCTCTTAGTGACTTTACTAACGAGGAGCTAATTGCTGAACTCAACAAGAGACTGAAGGTATAAGATATGTATATCCTCAATTCAAGTCTTATAAATCTTATCCTTACCGAATACGCCGAAAAAGTTAAATTCGGTTATAATAAAATTTCGTATGATTCGTGGAGAACCCTAAAGAAACTAAGTAATACTAGTACCGATTATATAGTCAAAATAGAGATTACAGATAAAAACTCTATGCTCTATTTAACTGACACCGGAACCGATATTACCAGCGCGATCCCTGTAACTGATGGATTCGCTTATCTTGTTAAAGAAAGGACTATTCATATGGTTGACACCAATTCTAACATCAATGCGCCTATGCCCAACAAAAGCGGAAACACTACTCGAAAAGGCTTTAATATGAACTTTGATTTTGGCCCTTGCGGAGATGAGGTGGCCTTTTCTCCTTATGGCTTGGCTATTCGTAATTCTAAGGGTGAATATTTTACCTATAATCCTACCTCTAAGCAGACCATTGATGTGACTGGTTTTACTTTCACCTTCCAGAATATGGTATATCGTATGCCTGTCGCGGCTTCTGCTGTAAAGGAAGGCGACATGATTATTCATAAGCATCACCCCATGTTCGTTTCGTCAATTTCTGAAGGTAACATTGAAGTCATTGATATCCTTGAGTCTGAGGTTAAAACTGTAATTCCCACCTCTAATCCCTTTGGCTTTAACTTTATTACCAAGATTATGCCTATCGTAAACTTTGGTAATACTGCACCTTCTCCTGACCAGCCTTTTGGCAATCTCATGCCTATGATGATGGCAAGCATGGTGTTTGGCAATAATGATGGCAATAATGGAAACGATATGGGTAAAATGTTTATGCTTTCTGCTATGATGGGCAACTCTAATCCTTTTAGCTTCCTCACTGGAGACACATCTAAGTAATCCTAATAGGCGAGATTGGAGAATTTCCAATCTCGCCTACCCGCGCATCTTCTATTTTTTTCTTTTGTTGCAATTATATTTATTATAATATATAATAAATATATAAAATAAGAAAGGAAGTAAATGCCATGACTGCTATTATTACTTGCTCTATTGAAAATAAAACTTTTGAGAGCCATTTCCCTATTGATAGAGAAACTCCTGAGTATATGATCGCGGACGAGGCATATAGGCTTGCTATTCTTTTCGCACAAACTCAATTTATCGCAAAATTCGGTAGAATTATTTCTGGATATGATTTTGGCGAATTTCTCAAAAATCTTGATTATGATTATAAAATCAAAGAAGAGGCATCTTAAAACTTTATTAACTAACAAAGAGCTTCCTTAAAGGAAGCTCTTTTTCTTTTGCAAAAATTAAAAAATAATGATATAATAATTATAGAAGATGAGGAAAGGAGTATCAAAAGATGAAGAATTACTATGAATACGAGGTAGAAATGTTCGAGGAGTTTCAAGTAAAGACTTATCAGGGCATTACATACGGTAACGACTTCGCTGAAGCTCTCAGAAATGTAGCTGATTACTACGGCGAGGAAAATTTAAATTCTGTAAAAATTATCCCCTGGGATTGCGAAGGTTGTATTAGCTTGAGCAAGAACGCGCTTAATGAAATTCGTGAAAATCATTAAGGAGGTTTAAATTATGCCTGTTGCACCTAGTTTTCAGTCCTATAAGCGCATTACTGAAGAGCCTTTTATTAAAAATGGTAAATATTATGTTACTGTAGAGCATCCAAATACTAAGAATCATCGAGATGTTCGCTACTATAGCGATGCAGAATATGCAAAAGCCTATGGTAAGAAGATTGTTGATACCGATAAAGGCTATGATGGTCTAAAGCATGCTCGCGGCTTTGACAATGGGCCTATTCTTGTAATTCGTGGAAATAAGGCCGCTGACGAAGATTGGTTGCGGGAGTCCGTAGCTAGATATGCCGTAGGGATTGGTTGGTATATCGCTTCTACCGATATTTTCCCTGATGATGCTCCTGAGCATCTGAAGTATCTCCTGCTCGGTTGGGATGAATTCCGTGATGGAGATGACCGTCATATGAAGAAACCTGCGGATTTGTCTACCTTACTCGATAAAAAAGCTAGAAATAAGGAATGGGTTAAAATGAAATGAAAACTACTCTGCTGCTAATACTATATATGTTCCTTGTCTTTTCGTCTCTAATACTTCTGTATTCTTCACCAACAATGCTTCACGCAGTCTTATATAGCATCTCCGCAACTTGTTGGATTACAAATCTAATCCTTTTCATTAGAGATATTTGACATAAAAATTACCACTTTAGTCAAGGAATCGGTTTGCAAAAAACAAAAAAATAAGTTATAATAAATATAGAAAGTAGGAAAGGAGATTTCTTGTAATGAGCGTTAGCTATTTTACTAAAATCGTCTATGGAGTTCGTCTTGAAAATGACGAAATCAATGTCTTAAATCAGAAGGATGATGAATTTTGTGATAAAAATTGCGATTTTATTCACAGAGCTAACTACTATGATAATGATGAAGATATTGTAATTGGTATTCAAGTAGGCGATGACGTTGAAGAAGGGACAATTAGAGAAATCACTTTCTCTAATAACAATCTTGAAACCAGTGAACTTAAAAACATTTTGGGCGCGTTAAACATTACGCGAGAACCTAAATGGTATGTAGTCCATTGTGTTTTGTAAATTACAAGAAATTTTCTTGACTTTACTCAAAAAATATCATATAATATAAATACAATAAAACAAGAGAGGAATTGATTAAATTATGTCTAACACTGTAAAGAAGCCCACAAAGAAAGCCAATTATAATGCTATTTTGAGCATTTTGTCTGTCGCTGAGAACGAGGGTCTTGTCCTCGAGTCCAGTGAAATTACTTATGATAGTCTGCGCGAGTTCGTCGAGCACGAGGTCGAGTTGCTTGACAATAAGGCTGCTGCTGCCGCTAAGAGAGCTGCTGCTAAGAAGGTCGAGGGAGATGCTCTTCGCGAGAAGATTTATGAAGTCCTTGGTGATGAGCCTATGACTATCAATGATATTGTAAAGGCTTTGAACGACGAGGACATTTCTGCTCAGATGGTTACTGCTCGTCTAACCCAGCTTGCTTCTCCTGAGGTCAATCGTGTTGCTAAGGAGACCGTAAGTGTTCCTGCTTCCACTGAGGGTGGAAAGTCTAAGAAGCTCTCTGCTTACCGCAGAATTGGCTAATTAAAACCTTTAGAAAGGTATCTACGAAAAGTAGATACCTTTCTTTTTAGCCATACTTTAGTACAAATTGCAAATCCAGAAGGGCCACCTGGAAAATTCATAATATGAAATGCCGCGAATAATATTACGCAAATAGCGATAATAATAAAAACCACAGTTAAAACTCCTTTTTTATTTATATATTTATTATAACAAAAACAAAAGGATGTGTCAATTTGGCATTTTCATCTCAAGATTGACGGATTTTTTATTATATGCTATAATAAATATATAAATAAAGGAGGGCTTATTTAATGATATTTAGTGTAAATTATCATTCCAGCAATATAAAAATGGCTGGAGAGATACGTTGCCCCTACAATCAATTAGGAACAATCATTAAATTTCTTAAAGAAAATCCAAATAAAAGGTGTAATATAATTATTCCAGATGAATTAACTCAGGTGCAATTAACAAGATTGGCTGAGCAGGTTGAGATAATTAAAACAATAGCAAATGATTACACTATTCAATGCGGAAACATATATCAATTAAATGATTTAAAAGATATGGGATATAATAGATATTTGCGGTTCCCGGTTACTGATTGGGAAACTTTTCAAGAATTGCGGGAGGCCAAGATTAGTGACATCTATATAGATGGACCACTAGGATTTCAAATGGAGTTATTAGAAAAGGTTAAAGGAGATATTAAGATAAGAGTATCACCCACCATTTCCCCTAATGTCTCCCTATCCGCAGAAAGAAAACCTTCAAGTTTTTTTATTCGCCCGGAGGATCTCCATTTATATTCTGCTATTGATGTAATAGATTTTAAGCAACCTAATTTAGAAAAAGAAGATACTTTGTTTAATATCTATAATAGAGGTTCATTTAATTATGATATAAATCTTCTTATTGATGGCTTACCGGCAAGAAATAATCTAACATTTAAAGAAACATTTGCAAAAACTCGTTTAAACTGTGGGCAAAAATGTAATATACCCGGTCATTCTTGTCATTATTGTGATACTTATTTTTCAGTAATCTCGCATTTCCATGAACTTGCTAGACTTAGCAAAAAGAAATAATTAGATTTTATTATTTTTATATATTATAATATTATTATAAAGATAATAAAAGGAGTGTTTCTAAAGTGAAATGGTCGGAAATTCTTCCTCAAGAGGCACTGGATTTAAGTGTTCAACTTGAAAATCATGCTTTAGAAGAGCGCTCTAAAGGAAAGATTTTATTTCCAGAATAGGATAAAATCTTTAGAGCGCTTAATCTTACGCATCCAGAAGATGTAAAAGTTTGTATTGTAGGACAAGACCCGTATCATACCCCAGGCGCAGCAAACGGGTTAGCATTTTCTATTTCTGATGGGAGCCCCATTCAACCATCTTTAAGAAATATTTTTAGCGAACTTAATAGCGATTTAGGGATTCCAATTCCGCAGTCTGGAGATTTAACATCTTGGGCAGAAAGAGGAGTATTGCTTCTTAATGCAAGTTTAACTGTCTATGAACATCAAGCCAATAGCTGCGTTAATTGGGGATGGAGTAGGTTTACGACAGCGGTGCTGAAAGCCGCAACCCAGTTGGCACAACCTATTGTTTTTATGCTGTGGGGAGCTAATGCTCAAAATTTATTAAAAGATTTAAATTCTAGTCCTATGGTATGGGATGGACCTGGAGTTGCCAGAGAGAATTTAATTAAGAAGGCTTATATTTTATCTTCCCATCCAAGTCCTTTTAGTGTAAGTAAACCATGCAAAGGAACTCCTGCGTTTAAAGGTAGTAAACCGTTTTCAACAGCAAATAATTTACTGCTTTCTATGGGTGGAGAACCGATTGATTGGAGTTTATAAGATGGGAGATATAATGTATAGATGATAGAATTACAGAAGTTACAAAATGATTTTGAATCTGTACTTGTTCATTCTCAAGATTATCCATTTTATCTCGATTCAAAAAATTTAATCGAACAATGGGCAGAAGCGAAAAAAGATATAATAAATCTTTTTGGCGGAGAATTGATATTAAGAAGCAAGGAACCAATTAAAATTCTTTTGACAGAAGAGCAGAAGAATAAAAGATTTGAAGAGTTTATTCAAGCTCTTGATGAAAACGGAATCTTAACTACTGATCTCGAATTATTTTTGAGAGATAATAAAGGAGGATTTTTTGATAACAGAGTTTTATTACCATATCCTTCTTTTAATATTCCACTAGGTTCTAAATTATCCAAATCTTTTAAGCGATTTATTAATAGTCAAGAGATTGTTAGATGGGCACAAGATACTGCTTCAAGATATATGCAAGAAAATAAAATAGAAGGATATTTATATCTTTCTATTCATCCTCTTGATTTCTTAACTATTTCAGAAAACAATGAAAATTGGTGGTCATGTCAGTCTCTTGATGGAGATTATAGAAGTGGAAATCTTAGTTATTTAGTAGATAAAACAACTATTGTTGCTTATTTATCTAATGGTAAACAAGAGCATCTAAAATGTCTTCCATTAGGAATGAAATGGAATAGCAAAAAATGGAGAATGTTAGTCCATACAGATGGTATCAGAAATATTTATTATAATAGACAATATCCATATGAATCAAGAGATTTACTCGCTTGTGTACATAATATGTTACTTAAATTGATTAAATTTGATATGTCTCTTCCTCTTGATTATGGATTTAAAGTAATCCAAACTCAATGGGGTAGTGAGCAACTTATATATAATCAAATAAATGCAGGTGGACGTATTCATGATACGAGAGATGTAATTGATATGAGTGATTATTTAGGATATTCCGATTTAGTTATTTCTAGTACATACGCACCGATTATATCAGTGAATAATGGAAAGTATGAGGATTATACAAAGCATTTAGATCAAAATAAATATGTGGAAGAACTATATTTTAATGATGTTTTTCAAATTAAAATTGGTGAAAGACCAATTTGCCCCTGTTGTGGAACAGAACATATAAATAGAGAAGATTCATTTTTATGTAATTTCTGCATATCAGAGAAAGAGGCAGATGAAGATTTCTTCTTGACTTGTAATAGTTGTTATCGTAGAATATATGATGAAGATAAAATTTATTGGATGGATGGTAGGCCGTATTGTAAGACTTGCCATAATCTAATGAAACAAGAGGATAGATTAATCGAGGAGGACGATGAATAATGGCAGTTAGACGAGGAGATGCCGCGAAAGACCTAATTACAAAGACAATTCTTTCAACATTTGAAGGCTCTTTTGTTTCGGATAAAAAGATTTACATTTCAGTAAAAGATGGAGCGAGTGGAGAAGTTGTTCAGATTGCTGTATCACTTACAATGCCTAAGACACCGATTGCGGGCGGAGGAGATAGTACGCTCTCTACATCAAGTTCTGATACTCCATCCGCAAATAGTTTTACTCCAACTGAGTTGGCTCCAGAGGATAAAGCTAAGATTGAGGAACTTAAAGTCAAGTTGGGAATTACTGATTAAAAATTTTGGGTATGGGTAATTAAGATATTTAATATAAAGTTTAATAATAGTACAAACTTCCTTACTAAAAGGGAAGCGTAAGAGAAATATTTTCTAGAACTTACGCTTCCTTGAAAAATAAAAAAAATTATTATATAATATATATAGAAAGTGAGAGAAAACTCAACTTTCTAATAAAAATTAAACGAAAGGAGCTGACTTATGAGCAGCCTTGAAGTAAGCGCAAATTCTTTTCTTCGTGCGCTAACGATTTATGTAGACACTCCCAGCAGCGACACAAAATTTCAGTTGCAGCGCCGTGCGAATGACTTTGTCAGAGCGGTTATTGAGCATGAGAACACCATAGAGCAGCGCGTCACCGATAACGTGCTGAAAGCCTTATCTGTCCAATTTGAAACAGGTGACGCCATCAAGCAAATTGACTGTCTAAAGAGCGCCCTTGACCGTTTGGGGGAGTAACGCCGTGCCGAATACTGTACCCAATCAAAGAGTTGTCGCCATTCACCGCGAACACGCCTCGTCCGACTTCCTCGGCATCAAAAATGAGCATTGGCAAGCGGCGGCACGCGATTTGGGCGCACACGCGCTCATGCTCTACCTCTATTTCGCATCCAACGCAAACGGCTACGTGTTAGCGTTGTCTCCCGCCGCCATCCGTCAGGCGGTTGGAATGGCGGCATCCACCTACCGCGACCAATTTTTGAAGCTCGTTGACAAAGGTTATCTTGTTCAGCGCGGCAGCGGCAATACATACGATTTCTATGAAACGCCGCAGCGGGAGACGCGTTTACACAATGAGAATACGCCTGTTGGCCTTGACTTTACGGCAGCCGTCCAGAAGCAAACGCAAGCCGTTCAGAATGGAACGCCTGAGGATATAGAAATAAATATAAATAATACAAATATAAAAAATACGGGCGTGGAGAAACAAGTTTCTCCAACGCCATCCGAATTTTATTTTTAAGGAGAAAAACATGTCCAAGAGTAAGAAAATGACCATTGAAGAAATGGTCAATTGTTTCCGCATTATGTTCAGTTAGGCAGTTGCAGAGCGTTCCCAAGACTACGGTGTTGTGATGGAAGAAGCGTATAACCTTTGGGCGCTGCTGTATTATGACCTTGGTATTGAATACCCACCCTACGACCTACCGCAGGGACACAGCAAAAATGAACCTTTCGTTTTTTGAGCAGCGGATTTATCAATCCTTAAAGCGCAAAGGGCTAGCACCGCAATTCGAGCGGGCGGGCATTTACGCTATCCTGTTGGACGGAAAGACTGTCTATATCGGAAAAAGCGTCAATATGCTCGCGCGCATGGCGCAGCACTATGCGTAGCTCTCCCGTCCAAAAGCACACAAATATGAAATACTGGCGGAAGCATCGCGGCGCGGCCATCGCATACGCTTTTGCGTTCTGTATGCCGCTCGCAGCACGACGCCCGCCGCAATTGAAGAAGAAATAGGCGAGAAAGAGGGCGAGTTCATCCGCCGCCATCTCCCGCCGCTCAATTATCAGATTCCAAAGGTGGAAAACTGGCGATAGTTCACCACCAATCCCGCCGCACTCACAATTACATTAGGAGAAATTATAAAGGAGCATTACGATGACTCAAAACTATAATAACAATTTAACTTTATTAAAAGGAGAAACTACTATGAACGTATTTCATTTAAGCAAGAAGCAAATTAAAATTTTAAAGGGTATGTACCTGTCTGAAATGCAGCCCGATATTTCATGGGGCGAACTTGCCAATGCAGACAAAATCGTGTCAGACAAAGAAATCTATGAGCACTATGCGAATACTGACTTCTGCGACGAAGATTTCGAGGTAGGAATGTAAACAATCGGGAGAGCTGCATAAAATGCGGCTCTCCCTTTGCTATTGCGCTATCAGCGGGCAATTCGAATCAATCCAAAAGCATACTGTTTCAATAATGATGAAAATGAAACTAAAAGGAGATACCCCTATGAATACAGATATGACGAACCTTTACAGATCACGCGGAATGATACCCAATCGCTATTGGTATCAACTGAACGGGCAATCCGCACAGGCGAATTGGTTGGAGCAACGCGAGGCGATATATTCCCGCATTCAGGAGCAGGAAGAAGAGGTCGTCCCCCAGATCATCTTTACAAGCGAGGTGAAG